CAGAAGTTCTATAAGGAACAGTTCGATTACGTAACTAAATCCTCGACCGATATGGCCGGCTTGAGAGCCTTCAACTTCATGTTCGCTCTCGGCGGTAACGTCTCTACCGGCGTACTTCAGCTCATTACTCTGCCTACCTTTGTCACTGGGATAATGAATACCTATACGGGTAATCCCCTGACGAACAATGCTAGGATCGCTAAGAACTTTAAGAACGCTGTGAAGATGCTGGCTGACTCTAAGTTCGATATCGATAAGTTCGGTGACAGCACGTTTCTGAAGAAGCACATTAAAGACGAGAAGTTGGCTAATGCTGTTAAGGTAGCTTATGACCGGGGAGAATTCCGCCCGGCCAGAGCAGACGATATGCTAGGAGAGAATAGCTTCACCTCAGGTAAGCCGGGTACGAGCGGCTACATGAAGTTCATTAAAACTGTAGGGAAGAAAACTCTAGCGTTCCCGGTTCAGACGGGGGAGGAGATCTCAAGGATCGCTGCCTTCATGTCTCTGTACGAAACCCTCTCGGAGCCTGGTGCTATTGCTAAGTTCGAGGGTAACTTCGTCGAGGGCAATCCTAGATGGCATACATACAAGGATCTTAACTCTGACGTAGAGCCGGCGGTATATGCGGCCCTCTACGCTATCGATGAGACTCACGGGATGTTCGGCAAGCTCGGTAGAGGCAAGAACCAGCAAGGTTGGTACGGGGCTATGCTCTTCCCATTCATGCAGCACCCACTGATGATGATGGGCCTTATGAACCGCCTTATAAACGGCAACGCGGTTAACAAGCAAGCTGCAGCGTACATTCTCCTGTCCACCATGCTCCTCGCGGGCCTGTACGGCATTCCCGGTTGGGAACTGATGAAAGAGACCTTCGAGATGCTGTACAAGCAGACGACAGGCAAGGACATAGACCTTCACCACGAATTCAAGCGAGCTCTGGTTGTAGGGGCTCACCTTAAGCCCTCCTATGCTGAAGGGGCTGTAGAGGGTGTCCTGAAGCCTTTAGGGATTGATATCTCTAGACGTATCGGTATGCCCTTCTTCTTCCAGGACGCTATTATCCCTCTAATGCAGGGCCGCGGCGGAGCCGATCAGTTCGCTGGGGTAGCAGGATCGCAAGTTCGTAATATCTTCACTAACTATGATAAACTTATGTCTGGGGAGATGAATATGGGGGAAGCCCTGTTTGAGACGCTATCTCCTGCGGCATTCAGGAATATGTACAAGGCGGCTGCCGTATGGCCTGATGACGGTATACGTACAGCTAAGGGAACTCAGGTTATGACTCCGGACGAGATTACTCCGGGTATGCAGATGTCTAAGTTCATGGGTTTCCAACCGTCTCAAGTATCGAGAGAGTACGAGAAGCGTAACGTAGAGCGCCTACAGGGATTGGGATGGAAGTTCGGATATGATCGCAGATTAGGATCCATATCAAGGAAGATCCACCAGAGGAATGAACTGGAGTTGGCAGGGAAAGATACTGCCCGTCTAGACCGAGTAATCGCAAATATGTACGAAGACTTGTACAAGTTCGCGGCAGAAGCAGGGAAGAAGACAGATAGGGATTTCAACTCTACCGTTCGATCAGGCATTAAGCGTAGACTAGTCAACACTGCCGCACCGGATGTCCCGGCTAGAGAACAAGAAACGGTAAACTACGGCGAACTAGATTTGTTATACGAAAGAGAGTAAAAGCTATTATGAGTTTAGAAGAAGCACTGACGAAGATATTTAACGAATATGGACTTTTAGTGGCCTTCCTTATTTACGTAGCAGTGACTCTGTGGCGTAGGGTTGTTGTCCTGGAGAACAAATTCATTGCGGCCTTAGTAGGCAACACTGAAGTATTAACCAAGTTATTAGAGAGGCTGGAGGAACATGATTAAACTATTCGATACGAGTCATCAATCGCTTTTAGATAAAGCCTTCGAAGATAATTTGAAGGTTAAGCAGAAGGCTATAGAAGAGTTGCAGATCAACGGGGTCAAATTAGTCAGGGAACTTAAAGAAATCCTTGACAAGCCGAAATAAGTAGTATAGACTTAATGGGTATACAGATGGGGGATTAGATGGTCATATGGATAGCGGTATTAACTGTAGTTGTAGCCCTAGACACGGGCCCCTTAAAGTTCTCCTATCCATTGGCCGCCCCTTTCCATACTTCCCGAGAATGCCAGACTGAGGGCGACGAAGAATTCTATCTAATGGTAAACTCGTTAAGAGACAACGGGATACCTATCCTAGAGCTTACTAGTACCTGTTACTCTTTCCCAGATAAAGGATTCACCTAATCTATGGCATCGAATAAATCTAAGTTCAACAATAATAACAGCGCTCCAACCATCAGCAACCGTACAAACAGTAAGTTCGCTAAGATCGCCCCGCTTAATAAAGCTCAAGCAGATCTAATCAATTCATTTAAAGCTAAGGTTGTTACTGTAGCCGTAGGGTCTGCTGGTACGGGGAAGTCCTTCTTAACCGCGGTGACAGCCGCTAAGATGCTTATGGATAAGGATGTCAGTAAGATCGTCATCACTCGTCCTAACGTTCCTATCTCTACATCACTAGGGTTCTTTCCTGGTACTCTGGAAGAGAAGGTAGGGCCGTGGATCATTCCTATTATGTCTACTTTAGAAGCGTATTTGGGGAAGGGTGTGATCGAGTCTCAGGTTAAGAACGGCAACATTGAGGCGGTTCCATTCGAGACGATTCGGGGGAGGAGCTTTGAGGATACATTCGTCATTCTAGATGAAGCTCAGAACACTACTCTAGAAGAAATGAAGGCGTTTGTTACGCGCCTTGGGGAGCACTCAACCTGTGCTATTACTGGAGATCTAACCCAATCAGATATTGGTTCTGTGAACGGCCTGAGTCATTTGCTCAAGCTAATAGATAAGAGCGAAGCCTTGAAGAGATACGTAGGAGTGATCGAGTTCACTTCAGATGATATCGTTCGATCAGGCATTTGTCAACTCTTTGTAGAAGCCTTCGAAGCTGAGAAAAAGAGTTAGGCGTAAGATACCAATCGTATATCCCGGCAGAATTAAATTCATTAGTCAGAGAGAGTTTCATTATTGTACAGTATCCCTTTCGCTGTTTCTGGGGTAAGGATATCCCTGCCCACATAATTACCTAAAGGCGCAGCCATATCTTCCGGAGGGATCTGAGACCACATAGTCACTCCCTGAGATACATAGACTACCGCCCCAGAGTTAATCCCTCTGGTATTGTCGCAGCCCGTCAAGAACAGCAGCATCAGACTTACTGTAGACAGTCTTATAAGTTTCTTCATTGTGTTTCGCCTCAATCAAATTAGTGTTAGCTATACTTAGCCTAACCCTATCTCCGCCGATGTCATAGGCAACGTAAAGGGCCAGCACGAGTGCCAGCCCCTTCGCTGCGCGGATAATACCTACCGCACCTAACATGTTATTTTACCTCTACTACTGGAGCTTCAGGGGGAAGCAGTTCAGCGCGAACTTTCTTCAGGACCGATTCCTTGACGATTCCTTGCTCTACCAGAGCCTCTACAACCGCCAGGACAACCTTGTCATCCAGAACTGTGGAGGATGCCTTAACGAGGCCCAGGACCTTCCTAGCGCCCATTACGGCCAGTACTGCGGAAGCACCAGCTACAGCGCCTAGAACGGCATCCAGATTAACGTGTGACAGAATTAAATCAAGCATTTAGTAAGTTCCTTTTCATATTTGAATTGTAAGATTTTTCTTATGTTAACGTCAGACTTTTCTTCATCTAACAAGACTCCTACCATATCCTTCAGAACGTCAACTGCATTACTTAAGTTTAACATATTTTGGATATAAGTACAAGTTTCTTCATTGCACATGCCGGTCTCTGGCAAGGAGTACAGCCGCTGCAACGTCTTAACTGGGCTGAAGCTTTCGCCTCGTATCTGAGCCACAGTGAAAATTAACCCCCTAACTTGAGGGGGAAGAGGGAGGATCTGGTTATATAATGGGTCGCCCTCAAAGGGCAATTCTATCTGGCTCGTCATAATGTTCGTTTCTTGTCTATCAAATCCTCTAGTTCTAACAAAGCCTTAGCAAAGTCATTAACTCGGACGGGGGTCTGTACGTACCACCTAGAGTCCTTAATCTCTTCGGCGGCATCCTTTAGTTTACCGGCAACAATCAACCTCCAGGTATTCTTGAAAGTCTTATTCCAGGCAGTACCTAGTTGGAAGTTAACTGCCGTCAGGGCTTTGATGATAGTGGCTCTTTCATTCTCCCTAGTAACGTACAGCAACTGATTAGTCTGAGCTACTGCTGCGGCTAGAGCCTTCGCCATATCCTTCTGCAGGAACGTATCTACAGCGAACATAGATATCTCTTGCCCGAGAGACAACTTATCTTCTGGTAGAACTAAGTGGCCTACACCAACCGTAAGCTTACCCAGGGAGTCTTTATATACTTTAGTTCGTACGCCTTCTCTTAATTTGAGGTGAGCGATTATTTCTTTCTCAGTCAAGGTCGAAATCGAAGGATGCGATGTCTTCGTTCCAGATTTCGGAGCCTTCTGGGGTGAAGGTGAGAATAGTTTCATAAGGAAATCCAATATCATTAGCCGGCTCCTCTATGCCATACATTTCTTCTAGTTCGTTCAGAAGATAAAGTAGGTCTTCTTCAGTCATTAAATCAAAGACGTCCATGGGGTCGTCTGTAGCCGTGTCTCGGATTTCTTGCGCCCGTTCTTTATACGGGATGAAATTGATGACGTTGTTTGTAGTGATTGTAGCCATGGCAGTTTCTTCTTGGTTTAGTTTCTACACTCGTTTACCGTTTCGGGTTTTACCCCGATTCTTACTCTTAGAGACAACCTTCAGATTAGATTTCTTGTTGTTACGAGGATTGCTGTCAGAATGATCAATATCCTTGCCGTCCCCCTTACTAACCTTACCGTCTTTCTCCGCTTCTCTACGGGCCGAATTTCTGGAAGCCCTATCTTTTTTAGCAGAGTCTGAGGCCTGGAACTGGGCATAGTCGCTTTTATAGTCCCTACCAGTGGAAGCGTTATAGGGTTTACGTTTTTTCTTTTTTTTGTCTGTCATGCTCAGTAACCTTGTTTCTCTTTATTTTGGTGGAGTATTCGGAGCACTGCCCTCCGAGTCCTGAGAAGTGTTAGCTTCCAGTCTATCCTGTTTATACCCCTTCTATATATTATATCACATTACATTTGCTGAACAAACCGCTTAGTATTAACTAAATCGCAGAACATAGTTAGATCGTTATCTAGTAAGTAGTTGATAACAAACGATTCATAGTCCTCTAGATTCATATCAGAGACATGAACCTGGGTATAGTGACATCCATAGGCAGCCACTACGTCCTCTACTTCTATATCAATCTGGCACCGCAGATTCTTTAGGAAGTCTAGGTCTACGTTTTCGAAGTCCCTGCCGCGACCACGGATGCGCTCTAGTTCAACCTCGGGCTTGCACCAGAGATCAATGATATAGTCCGGCGGGTTAAGATCCTTCTCAGCACGCTGGAAGAGGGCCCGAGTCAGGGCTCGTGTCTCTGAATCAGCAGCCATCAGAGCATTAAAGGCTCTATTAGTGGCGGTAGCCTGATCGTAGACGTACAGCTTATTCGGGTCTTCGTTAGGCATCGTAACGTATTTATTGATCGCGAAAGATAACTGAGCCGGGAATCCATAGAGAGCAGGATTCGTATACGACTCTGGCAGAAATTTAATCTGGCTGAGGTCTTCGTAAACAGGGGTGACTCCGTACTTTTCAAAGATACGGGCCATTGCTGTCTTACCTACACCCAAGCCACCTACAAGTTCAATTCTCAAATTACACCCACCTCTCAATAGCTTTTTTCACAATAGTAGGAAGCATATACGGGTTTTGAGAACCCATCTTCATGGCTCCATAGTCGGTATACCCATCGTCGATTGACCAGGAGTATAGGACGTAACCATCGATCTTATGCTCTGACATGATTTCAATCAGATCCATAACATCTCTATATATGGCCTCCTTATCTTCTGGGAAGCGTTTAGACGGGAGGACATGTACTGTCTTGCCGCCAGAAACTTTCTTCTTCGTCTTGGGGGAGAGCTTCTTCTTCTTTTTATCGGTCATTGTGACACTGCTCCTGTTGCTGCTGAACCTTTAAGCTGGTTAACTTTACTGGAGAACCAACCACGACAATCCTTACATTGATACTGCTGGAACTTCCCGGTCGCAGTAAATCGATGCCCTTGAGCTGTGAAGTGCTTAGATCCGCATTTAGGACATACGAGATCCTCACTAGTAGTAGAGAGGTTGACGGCCATAGTGTCGTATGGGCGCAGAGCCAGATATACCTTCTCTGTGATAACTACGTCCATCTTGTTGTACCGCACCATAGTCTTAATGGCTGGCACATTGCCGCGGAGAGCATCTAACCAGAGCCCCTTAGGCGTTTCCATCTTAGACCCTACACCCAGATAGTTAGCAATGTAGTCCAGTCGGTTGGATGTGAAGTCGAACTCCTTCTTAGCGATACGGAAGGTATCAGAGACTCGCTTCTTCGGGATAGGGTCTAGGCCGAACTTAATGAACCTAGTATTGATCTTCTTCCAATCGAACTTAATAACGTTGTGTCCAACGATAATGTCCGCTTCCTTCAAAACCGCATGGAAGGTTTTAATTACATGGTAATCATCCATATGGTTTTTAGCGAACCGCTTAGGATCATCTAGACCCGATACGGCATGGACGGTTTTCTCTCCCAGCCACTTCCACGCTACAGAGATAACGAACCAGTCACTGATGATATCCTTATGATTCCCCGTCTTCTCTCCCCACAAGCCGAAAGTAGGGATTACGATTGGGGATGTCTCGATATCAAACGTAAGTATCTTTAATTTATCCATGTGAAACCACCTCTTCTTTTACGAACTCTGACCACGAATCAAAATCGAAGTCTTCTCCGAGATCGATTACCGGGGTAAGACGCCCGGAAACCATGTAGACTGCTTCCTGCAACTCATCTGAGGTACAGGCGATACGGTCAGCAAGGTCAAGAATGGATTCGCCCTTACTGTCGAACAGGAACGAGTCAGTAACAATTACTGCCGTTTCTGTAGTAGTTTCCGGATCGAACTCTTCGGCAGACAGATAGATATTCATGTCCGCCTCTTCATCTGCGAAATTTCCTACGTCTGAGGCCAGGATATCTTCGTCAATATCTACCAGTGCATCGGACAGCATTACTACGTCTACTAAAAGGTCGGGTTCAGTTGAATCGCCGTATACAAAATTGATCCGCATTATGAGTACTTCTCCTCTAAATCAACTACGTTCATGAACAGTTCATTAAGATTGCTACGGATATAAAAATCCCCCGTCCCGGGGTTTCTATAAATGTGAGTCTTAATCTTTTTCCAGAAGTCCTCTGGGTAGGCCGGATTTCCTTTGTAAAAATCAATTATCTTCTCACAAAGGGTTACTGACAGGTCTCTCGACCTTAAGTAATTAGGCGGGATTAGATTTACGGGCACTCGTTCGTTCCTTTCGTGGCGCTGGCATTCAGTTTCTCCAAAAGTTTCTGCAGATACAGGGTCAAGTCCATAGCTTCTTCAATAGCCGAGGTAATCCAGAATTCTGTAGGTGCTGGATTATCGTGCATAGAAGTTCCGTACGTCGTCATACCTTCGAATGAGCGGCTCTCATATCGACGCAGAACGTTCAGTACTGTAGGATCTTCGACTACGAAGTCGTGTCGAGCGGCGTTAACCTCATCCATCAGTTCGTCTACCTGTTGCAGCGACATTTCATACACGCTGCTGCACAGATTCTCATTACATACTTTTTTTTGTTGTGGTTGTTGATCCAATTTTTATCTTCCTATCTTGTTCTTCTTCGTTGACTTGAAACAGTACTTTGTTCGCTACTGCTGTTACTGTACTGGGGTCGAGGTTAGCTAAATCGCAGCAGTCGCAGAACTCTTCGTAGTTATCTACTTGTATTTCCTCTCCCGCATCCTCATCGAAATAGTACGCTACATCTCCTGGCTTAGAATTGAACCACTCGTAAGCTTTAATAGATTCTTCCTTATCGGAGCCTACTAGAGCCAGTAGCATTTCGTCTAGAACTCGTCTCCACAACCTAATATATTCTAGGGAGTGCCCGTCTACGCCAAAGCCCTCCGTGTCTAAACGGGTGAATAGGCCTTTACGTATTAACATGGTTTTTACCCTCACTTGTATATGTCTCTCACTTGTTTTTTAACTAGTTGAACTTGGTAGGTAAGGGACTGAACTTCGATCTCAATATCTAATATATTCTGCTTAAGAGAGTCTAGTTCAGAGTTCTTGATTATAGTAAAACCGAATAGCTTCATAGAACGCATACCCTATACTTAATGTTAACCCGATTCCGGAGTAAAGTCAAGAGAAATCTCTGCTGCCCACTCCTTCGGGAATACGGGGCCGCACCAAGGAAATCCGTTCTTTTCTGCCCAGTCAGAATAGCTAGTGTTACTATGCTTCGCTATTCTAGCCCGAGGGTTTTGAAAGCAGAACCGTATGTCAAGATCAGGGTTACTGGCTTTGACACACTGCATCTTCTTTCTAGTTTCAGGGTCGAGTTTCCCCTTGATCTCGACGTACATAGTGCCCCCGGCCTTCTTTTTAAGGAGAAGGTCTGGGGTATATACGTGGCTAGATTCTGGGACTATGTACTTAAGTTTCTCTGTTTCGTATTCGTACGGCAACTCTAGGACGTCCCGGACATATTCTATGACCGTCTGTTCTAGACCAGATCTATATCCGGCTTTAACCGCCCTACGTCTGGTCCAGCTTGCCATTATTATTTCTCTCTGATAATGTTGGCCCGGATGCGATCAGCAGGGATCCCGGTAGATTGCGAATAGAGTTTTACTACTCGGTCCGAGCGAAGAAGTTCCGGATAGTCTAGCAGTTGGTTCTCGGAATGAACCTTAGTAATTCCATCTTCTTCATAGACCGTAATGTAAATAAAATGTAATGCCATGGTTATACGTCCTTAAAGGTTAATTTTAAAGTTGCTACATCATGCTGGTAGTCGAGTGGGAAGGTGTTACTTTTATCACTCCAATACATTTCTGCTTTTGCCATAGTTCCATACTGGACCGAGTTGTCTTTGAGGTGCTCTGCTAGCATAATCAGGCTGTCCGGTAAGTTAGGGGCTTTTTCTGCGGAGGCGGCTACAAGTACAATTTCTTCAGTTGCGCGGTGCGTTTTTTTAATACTCATGTTTAGTTTCCTTTTCTGTTGTTGTTAATCCGGTTATTTCTTCTACATTTGGGAGGCTATTAACCTGTGTCAGATACTCATCTTTGTTAGAATATTTAAATACTCTCAATCCTCTTCCGCCGTTAGCGCTCTTGAAACATTCGTGCTTGAAGGGGCAGAATACACAAGACTTATTGATAGATTTATTGCCGCTCTTACCGAAGTCCTCTTCAGGGAAGCACAGTTCGGACGGGGGTGTGGGTTGTGAGATAACTGCTTTCTGCTTTCTCAGCATAGCCTCCGAATCAACCTGATTAGCCTTATTAACCGGAGTAAGAACCATATCTGAGTTACTCTTATTGTACGCCCAGAAGAAGCAAGTATCTTTCAGTTTTACCCCGGCGTTATCTAGAGCTTTCTTGTAAGAAGAAATCTGTGCGACATATCCAAAAGGATCCTTGCCCCACGTGATATCTCCTGTCCTAAACTTATCATAGGAGAATTGGGAGGCAGTCTTAATGTCCGTCATGTGCCCATCGATAACCGCGTCACAATGCCCCGGAACGCCTTCTAACTCTACGGTCTCTTGCGCGTGGGTTACTGTGTGCCCCGCCTCTTTAGCCAAAAGAATAAGCACGGCCTCAGTAATATGTCCTGTAAGGAAGCGCATGAGATTGGGGCCGACCTTCATGGGGTCTGGCTTACCGCCTTCCAACTTAAGGTTGTGCTCGAACCACAGCTTACGAAGGCCTGTACCAGTCTTAGACAGTCGCAACTCTGCCTTAGGTTCTAGATTATTCTCTACCTCAATCGCCTCTTTCAGCGCCTTGAAGATAGATTGCATGCATTCATCTAGGTTCTTTTCATCGATAGCGTGTCCGCCAGCGCAGAGAAGAGAGTAGATGTCTGGAATTAGTGTCTTGATATCTTTATCAGTGGTCATTATTTATCGCCGCCTGTTCTATATAAAAAAGAAGGGGTAGGCCCTCATGGAGGAAGACCTACCCCGGTAGTTAGAGTAGCTATTTAGGCGACAGATCGATAAGGAACATATTCGTGAACCTTAACGTTTTCCAACTGGAAGGAGAAGCCAGCAGGATAGGAGTGTCCGCTGTCAGTAGTACCTGACGAGTACGGAAATACTTTGAAGCGCGCCGTGACCTTTGCGCCGTGGGAGATAAGGTCCTCGATTACAGAACCGTTATCTGCTTTAGTAGTAGGGATGAACTTGCGCGGGTATTGACCACCTTCGACCATTTTAGCAGTCAGAGTAACTGCCGACACGCCGGGCTTAGTAACCTTAGCGCCATCTTTAGAATAGGTCAGTTGATCCTTAATCTTGAGGCCGAACTTCATCTCGAGCTCTTCTGCCTTCTGAATTTCTTCAGGATCGGTCAGCTCCAGATCGAGTTGGAATTTGCCAAATTGGTTGGCTTTGCGAGTCATGATGTTGTAGCCATAACCCGACAGTTCGAAAAATTCTGATTTAGCAGCCATGTATCTAATTTCCTTCATTTGTTAATGCGTCAGTATCTATATTTATATTAACCTGAATTCCGTCCTATGTCAAGAACAATATTTTCTCCTTTCATCCCTTTTTAAATCGTTTAATTACTTCCCCTTTAGCAGCCAGAGGCAGCGTTGGGCACCACTCTCTGCGCGTCTGCATTATCTTGTCGTACGTTTCTACATTCAGCTTGGGATCGTTAGATGGCACTAGAGATACCACCTGATCGTGAACGTGCATTCTAATGTCGAAACCATTCTTATCTAAGTCCAGCATAGAATCGCACAGAAGCATCCTAGCTAAGTGCTGAACCAAGTTCTCTGTTAGCTTGCCGCCATAAGTTGACTGCCGCTCTACTTTCCTTGTAACAGAGTTAACGCCAGTGAAGACGATAGATTGCTTCTTAGACCCCCATTGCGTCTCTATTTCCTCTACTCGAGGCTGGTAGTAATAGAGCGTGCTTCCGGCGACAGTTCTCATCTCTAGGAAGTCATCCACAACCACGAAAGATACGTGAGCGTTCACAGGCATCTCTCGCCCAGTCATAATAGCTTTCTTAGCTGCCGTTTCCATAGCTGGCCAGAAAGCAGTAATCATCGGGTTAGCGGCCCTCCACAGAGCGACCAAGTTCCCGGCCTCATCATCGGTAAGGGTTACCCCATAGATCTGAGCCATCTTCTGAAGGGCACCAACGGCCCCCTGATAGCCCAGGGCGAGTTCTAGCACCTTACCTACCTGACGCTTCGCATCGTCAACGTCAGACGTCTCTATGCCGAAAGCACGGGCATAGGCTAGAATGTACAGATCCTCTCCTACCCCCTTATCGAACTCTTCGAAAGCTTCGATCTTCCACTGCTCTCCGGCGATCCAAGCTAGGACACGACCCTCAATGTTAGAGAAGTCCGCATCCAAGAAGTCTTTATCTACTCCAGAATACGCTACTCCGCGGACAGAGGAAGATAGGATATCCATTACGTCCCCGTGAAGACGAACTTGTCTCCAGGAACCGGACTTAATGGCGGCATAGATATCTTCTGTAGCTTTGATCGATCCTCTAGGGAGATTCTGAAACTGGATTCCTTTACCGCTCCAGCGGAGAGTAGAGGCCCCAGAATATAGGAATTGGTCCTTAGCGGTGCCATCCGCAGCACAGAAATTACGCATGGCGTAGTACTTAGCAGTCGAAGTCTGCCCTAGAGCCTGTCTGATCTCTAGGACCCGTCTAACCTTGGGTGATATGTTATCTCGAGATAGGACTTCTTCTACCGTGCCTTTCTGTACGTTGTCTACGAGAACCTTATTCTCTTCTAGCCACAGTTGAAGCGCAGCTACCTGACGAATGTTAGTCAGGCGACCATCCGTAAGCTTACTCATTTCTGTCTCTAAAACTTTAGTGTACGTCTCGATAATCTTGACCGCCCCTTCGATAACCGCCGTATCTAGCGGCACCCCACGGAGATTGATCTTCTGATCTAGAAGCCAGATTCTTCGCTCATAGGCGTTTAGCGTACCAAGGCGCTTAGATAGCTCCCTCTCTGCTCGTACGTCATCTATGCAGTAGTTATATAGGACAGTATATTTCATCGGATCATAGTTAAAGTTCCCTTCTTGGTCGGGACGGGAGAGTTGCAACATTACTAGCTTGCCGTCATGGTTCTTCTGGACGGGGAGATTCAGGGCTTCTCCTACCTTGTCGAGGGCTCTTGGCAGGGCACGAGTGGCCGCCAGCGCAGCAGAGCAACTCCACTTTTCGTCAGGAATCTCTGGGAATCCATATTTCTCGACGCAGACATTCTTCCACATAGACTTCTCGAAGAAGGCGTTATGCGCTTCGAATTCCAGTGAGTCAATATGATCTACGAAATCGGGTTTACTCTTAATCCGGTACTTCGACCAGATCGGGAGGGTGAGTGGGCCATCCCAATTGAATCCGCGGCTAGTCCTCTTGCCGTCGAATATAGTGTACTGCTTCCCCCACTCGAATGGCTCCTGCAGGGCGTAGGCGTCTCGCATCCGCTTAGTAATCTTCTTCGGAGTACCCTTGACCCTAGAGAAGTGGCCGATTAGTCCCTTATGTTTAGCCCGCACATTAAAGATATACCGGATCGCGTGCTTAGGCGGAATCCACATTTTAGGGCTCTTATCGTCTACTGCATATGCTAGGCAAAGGATGTCTGTAGAGGGGTCTTTAGAGTAGTTCCAAGCGCCGCCTACAGTGATGTCGTATTTGCTCTGCGTCTCGAAATCTAGCGTCAGCTTCATTAAGTATTTCCTTTTCTAGTTTCTAATTATTTCAATGACTTAGGAGCTATTTCGCCCGTGCTACAAGTGTGTGTTATACTTCCCATCTTACCCCAATATCGGAAGTAAGTCAAACCATATATCAAGAAGATATAATATGGATAGCGTAGCATTGCCTGGTAACGCAGTTTCACCTGGCGTAGTAGTAACTGACAGCAACCACAAAAACGACGGATATGGCTATGGTTACGGCGGTTATAATCAGTATGACCGTGGCCTGTCTGGTAAAGACGCCGCTTTCATCAATGAACTGGCAACTCTGGAAACCCTTCGGGACTTGACCAGCGAAGTTCATCAGAACGCTAAATCTACGGACGTAGCGGTAGAACGGAACGGACGCTCGGCTGAACTGGCAACTGAAAAAACTGCTGCTGCAGTTAACGTCGCTCTGGTTCAAGGCTTTAAAGACAGCCGTTACGATGCAGCAGTTAATACCGCTGCAGTTCAAGCTGCTATCGCGGCCTGTTGCTGCGAAGTTAAAGAGCTGGTTCGTGCTCAAGCTGCTGACACCCAACTGCTTATCCGTACGATTGAATCTGATCGTGTACGGGATCAATTGGCAACGGCTAACAGCGAAATTACTATGCTGAAGCTGAAACTGGCTCTTCCTGCCATCCCAGTTTAACTGGAATGCGTCGTTCCACCGGAGTGCGACAAAGAAGAAAAATCCGGAGACGATAAACCTGGGAAAAGGGCTAAGTCTACTATAGAATAATATTGTAGGTGGGGCGTTAAAACCCCACCTATTTTATACCTCTACAATAAGTTTTCTGTTATACCCAGTATTCTCGTATGCTGCATATCCGTGAGGATTGCAGATTACTCTAGTCTCTCCGATCATGTAATCGAACGGAGTGTGAACGTGCCCGTGAATCCATAATCTAGGCTTCTTCTCCTCTATAAGATACTCTAGGTTAGAGTAGTAGCACGGGTTAAGTGTAGAATCCCTGTACCCCGGATGGATAGACCTTTCGGATGGGGCATGGTGAGTAACTACTACAGAATCCTCGTCCATTCTATCTGATAGGTATCGCAACATCTCTTGGTGTTTATAGAGAACCATCTCCGGAGTAATTGCGGGGCAGTAGAATTCCCCACGTATAAAGAATTCATCTTGTTTAATCTTATCGTAATCGTTCATTCCCGAGCGGGCAGCATTCATAGTAACTGGATTGCCATTAGAGAAATCTGTCCACAGAGTAGTCCCGATAATGTTCTCCGAGGCTAAGGTTTCTCCGAACCGAACATTAGGATACTTGTGGCATATGCGTCCGATAAGGACGTTCGTCCCTTGCCACGGGCCGTAGTAAGACTCATGATTCCCAGGGATATAGAACACCGAGTGAAATCTCTCAGACAGATACTCCATTAGAATATCTAGGCTCTCCAAGTGATCGAAGTTAGTGAAGTCTCCCGCCACAATTAGTTTAGACTCTGAATCCTCGTCCATCAGCGGCAGAGCATTCTCTATAGTACGAAGAAGTTTCGCTTTATTAGCGTGATTGCCCTTCCAGAATTCAATGTGAAGGTCACTTATAATTCTTAGTTTCATTTTCCTGCCAATCTGTAAAAGCGTTGTCGTTGAATCCTCTTGATCCTGCTACGATATATTTCATTCTATAATATCCGATCCTAACATTTCATCATGAACAGTGGGCCATCCCATTTCCTTGGCAACCAAATTTAAATTATTTACTATGGGGGCGTATATCTCGATAGAAATAGGCGCGATAGTAAGGAACCAAAGTTGTAGGTGCCTAGCGGCAACCTTACCCGCGTGTTCTGCGTCAGTATGTACATCATCCATATATGTCATTTTTCGTATGGCCTCCGATTATAATACCAAGATTGGCAAGCATCTACATAAAGTTGGCTCGGCAATCGTCTATAGTAATCCCAATTATCAGAACGAAATTGCTCTTGGTATTTCTCTAACCACAGCTTTTTACCTCCCTCGATTTCTACCGGAAGGAAAGCGAATTTAGTTTTCCACTCTCGGATGGAATCGAAATACGCTCTGTGCTTCTGACGGATTCGTAGCCGGCGTTCGTCGTAACTTTCTCCGTATATCATTTCTTAATCTCCTTTCTTATACTGTTCACTTACCCAACCAGTTCTAGCGATTATCTCGTCAAAGCTTACAGGTTTAAAGCCCGTGTGTTCGAGGCACAGATTGATGTATCTAGTATCTGGAACAACTTCATGAGCGATATCATAGAATGGGCCGCCACGGCAGTCTATCTCAACTACTTTAGGGACATCTTTAGTAACGATATTGCTGTGCAGATGCCCGTGTACATTCCATTTGAAGCGCCGCTCTAATTGAGACGGGTGAACGGGGATATGGCTAACGATGATCCCCTGCGCCGGGTATACACGATAAGCGGCTACGTCGGAAAAATACTTTATATAGTCTTTTATTTTGAGGATATCATGATTACCATACAAAAGTTTCTTGCGGCCATTCAAGCGACCTACCAGAGCAATGCCAGCACGCTTCATAGCAACGTCACCACCGATATAGAGCCTATCTGCGGGTTTTACTAGGGCGTTGACGTTAGCGATAATAGTCTCGTCGTGCTCTTCGATAGAGGCGAAGGGCCTCATCAGGTTACCGTCATTATCCTTAAAGGTAATGATATTTCTATGCTGGAAATGCGGGTCAAAAAGAAAATATGTTGCGCCCATTAATCACCCCCTCCGGTAATTCCTACTCTCGGTAATAGCCGCTTTAAGCGCTCCATATGGTGAGTTCTACAAGAAGTGATATATGTAGGCGAGAAAACGTTACCAGAATCTGATTCTTCCTTCGTCTTAATAAGAGAGAATATCTCGAGTGCAGCTTTCATGTAATTAGTTATTTCTACAAGATCTGATGTCATAACTGTGGACACGCCTTCATAATCCATCGCTGCTATCCCATCATATATTCTCTGGACGCGCACTTCTATGCTATCTGTATATATATTCACCATTATCCTTTAGTCCTCTTATACTATGAGAAAATTCATTATAGCGTTTACGACGCTTCGTATCTTGCGCCTAATCCTGTAGGCCTTCGTACGCATTAGAAGGGCATTTCGTCACCAGTAGTCCAATCTACTGGAGTTTTACTTTCTTCGGTAGCGGTTATCTCCACTACTTCTTCTGGGACCTCCATAAGGCGGCCCGTAGCTTTGTCGTAGAACAGTTTAGCTGCTACCCCTCCGAACCCGCAGAAGCGGTTCTTCAAGACGCGGATAGTCGTGGTATTACGTTCTACCTCATCTTCTGATTGGCCGTTACGTTCTAGGCCGATGACGATATCAGATAGCTGTGCGATAGCTTGCGTCCCGCGGATGTCTGCAAGGGAAGTCTGCCCACCCTCTTCGTGCGGCTTAGAGTTAGTACGGCGCAAGTGCGAGACAATGAACAGAGAAACGTTGTGCTCCTGAACCTTCATTCTTAGTTTAGTAGCAATCTCGTCCAAGGCTCGACGCTCATCCCCGTTAGCCTGATCCGACACCAAGATAGAGATGTGGTCAAGGAACAGATACTTACATCCGAGAGCAACCATGTGATCAATGCGGAATAGCGTTTCATCAATCCCATTAGACCCGAAGTGGTCGAAGGATACTACTCGAGGGTTACCTTCCTCATCAACCGACTCTACTGTAGCTTTCAGTACTCCGCGAAGCTCCTCCTCCGTCCAATCTGTGTCTGGAAGGTGATAAGGTTTATTCGCGTGAAGAGAAGCGATACGGAGGTTAGCCATCTCTACGCTCTCTTCTAGCATCATTACCCCGAGCTTCTCATTTGTATTCATGAGAATGTGGTACATGAGCTCGCCAATCATCGCGCTCTTACCGCTACCCGTGCCGCTGATGATAGTGACCATTTCTTCCTTACGAATACCGTAGGTCAGCTTATTCAGACCTTCCCACGGATACTTGACGGCAGTAGAGCCTTGCCTATCGCGAAGTTTAGTAATAATGCGATCTCCGAGATCAGTGCCGAATACGATACCCTGCGGCGACAGAGGTTTAGCGTTCCAGAACTCCTTAGTGAAGTCCTCGGCGTGTCCCGCCTTAAGATACTCGTTAGCATCCTTGTGCTTGTACATCTTCATGATCTTGCACTTATTCGCAGGGAATAGCTGCGCCACCTTAGTAGCCGATACGATCCCGGGTTCGTCGGCATCGAAGCACAGGATAACCTCTCCGAAGTTCCGGAAGTATTCGAAGTTAGCCTTGAACTCATTCACTGGGGACGTCCCGAGCTTATCTGCTCCAGACCGCAGAGAGATAACAGGATACTTCTGACCGAACATCTGATACACCGCTACGCAGTCGTACTCTCCCTCAGTTACGATGATCTTGCGCCCGTTGTTGAACAGATGCTGCCCGAAGAAGGTCTTAGCTTCCGCAGGAGAGCCGAACCATAGCCCCTTATTCTCTAGACCCTTCTTGCGGATCTTTTGCGCCTTGTATTCTCCCTCGAGATTGCAGTACGGAAAGATTACTTGGGATACATCTCCCTCTGCGTTTCGCTTAACTTTAACTCCGTACTTTTCCGCGGCAGACTTGATGATCCCGCGATCAATGAAGGGGTCAGTTCCTCTCAGGTCAATATATTCTCCGCCCACTTCCATTTCTAAAAGCATTCCTTTTGATCTCCTAATAGTTGTTGTTGTCGTAACGTCCGCATTTACGTTAAATCTAGTTTTACTGCAAGAGAAGCAGTGAGTCCTGTTATCCGAATAGAGGGATACCGCGTCACTACTTCCGCAATCGTCGCAGGGCATATACCCCTGCACCCTATAGCTGTCCTCATCTCGCGTAGAGCTCATGTTCCTTATAATCCTTGTAGGAGGGTGTAATATACGTAGATAGCGCCCATAATATTGATTATCCCCGAAATCCCTATAATAGTCAAGGCAATTCCGAGGCCTATAGCGAGAGCCTTTACCGAAAGGTATAAATAATCTTCATCCCCGTCTTTTAACGCCATAAGCAAACCTTTCCTTGTTCAAGTAGGTTCCTGGGCTATTCGGGCCGTCATGATCTAGGACAGCAACTATATCCTGTGAGAAGGCGCGCTTACCCCGACTATCTGGGGTACCATCTACGTACACTATAGGGGCGTCCTCTTCCGGCCATCCGGCTTCACGATGATGCCCTCCAGCATAATACGCCCGGATACGATTATTTTTACCCCGGACGAGGTAATGAATGCCGTCTAAGAAGTCACCTTCTACGCTTTCTATAATATCTGTAGTGCCGTCTCGCAAGATGATCCTATTACCAACCTTCAGCATGTCCGCGTACATTTTCTTGCCCCTCCTTATAACTATATTTCTGTTCATTAAACTTTACACTTTTAGCGTTAGGATCTTCTGATTCGAATATCTCCACGATATCTAGATCTACAAACTCCTTATCTCTATGGTCTACCGAGCCTAGAAGGAAGACTAATGGCGCATCTTCTTCTTGCCATAACTCGTTCGTACGGTTAGACGCTTTGTTACCGTAGTAATACCCTGAATCTTCCATAAAATAGGCGTCTCCTGCTTTAAACGGAGTAAGGAACTTAAACGTAAGAATCGCGGCATCGGAAGCCTCGCCATATTCGTATTCGCTCTCTTGGGCTTCCGTCACAAGGCAGAATGTCCCGCAGCGCAACTTCACTACGTTTCCAGGCTCAATGTCCTTAGCATCTTTATATTGAGTCATTTTATTTTATCCTTGTATATTCAAAGAAATCGTGATATACTTAATCTAATCGCAGTCAATAACAATGCCCCTTTGAGAATGGCAGCCTAACCCAAGCGAAAGCACAGGTTAGACGAAATTCTCCTTTAAATAGATACGATAGAGGCCCCGAAAGGGGCCTTTATTCATGCAGGGCCATACACTGTTCCTGCTCCTCTGCCCGCACTAGATAGTCATGAGTCCAGCCATAGATGCATGTCTTCTTAGCTAGTCGGATTAGGATAAGGGTTATAAAAGACCTAAATTTCTTGTTCATCGCGCATTATTCTCCATGTGTGCTACAATTTCCGCAGTTGCATTGCCATACGCAGGGTTCTGTTTCTTTCGCTTTATCTCTAAAATCGACGATCATATCACTCCCCCTTACCGCGTATGAGGTTGCGGCTGGCGAGGTGGTCTATGGCTGTGTTGTAGCCATTGGCCCAGTCCGATCCGTTGTAACAATCCGTGGTGGATGCTTTAAGCCCATCAACATCAACCGCATCCGGCCCGTCGATTATGGCTTGATCTTCTGCATCATCCAGATAACCGATCAGGGTCATCATTCTGCAAGGCCAACAGTCACCGGGACCGCAATCATCAACCGAACAGCGGCAACCGATAAGCCCGCCAGCATATTCTCTGGCCTTATTCATGCGGTAAACTGTATCTGACAATGTTCCATAGGCAGAATTAAGGGTGGCAATTTCCGCTGCGCCGATCTGTTTATGGCCAGCTACTGCCTTTGATACTGCGCGTATATCATCCAAAGCCCTCTGCGCCTGGTCCTGCAAGGACATAGGTTTTTGGGTCATTTCGTACTCCTTCTAAAAATAGTCGTATAGCGTGTAAACCGCCCACATCATCGCCACCCCGATGAGCAGCGGAATAGCCAAGGTGGGCAGAACGACGAACACCGAAATCAAAAATAACAAAATCGCGCTCAAGCCAAAGCCGAGAATATACGCAGCAATAGCCATCCTGATCGCTTCGTTTTGTTTCATTTTACCTGCAACCTCCTCAACTTGTAATTCTGACCTCTGCAATAGGTCATGATGTAATCCTCGCCCTCTTTCGCTGATTTGAAGGCTTTAATATTTGTCGCGTTCCCATAGTAACCAGCATCAAGGACAAAGCATTTGGTCGGCTCATGATAGAGTGCGAACAGATAAGTATTCGGGTCCACGGTTTATTCCTTCCTCGTCAGGTTGTAATGTGTGGTGATGTAGTCGATAGACCAATCACAACAATCGTAATAATCTTCACACTTCGGCATTTTATTTATTCCCTTTATGAAAAAGCGCACCAAGTATTGTTGATCTATGCCCCATCCATATTTCATGGAGCGTATCTTTAAAGTTCTCGTCATTTTCACAAGTTATAAGCGCCATGTGACAAGCCTTTGCTCTATCGTACACCTCACTCATAATTCATCTCCATTTCCGGTTTCACATCATCAGTCGCAGCATCAGCCGCTGGTTCCATTTCGTTCAATACCCGCGCAACGTCCTCTTTGATTTTGTCGCAGTGTGTGCCGTTTAGAGCGCAGGATTGCTCGACGGTGACGATACGGGCGGTGACGGGAAGTTGGGCTTCTTCGGCATCGGCGGACACGATCAGGAATGGGGCTGTGATTGCAAACGTCAGAAGGATGAAGGATAGGGCGAGGTCTTTCATGCCGATGCCCTTTCCTGCTGAATCTTCGCTGGAACACCCGATAACTCCGAGCTTCTCCCTAGAGATTTCGTCTGCGGTTCTATAAACCTTCGCTTTCTTATGCGCCATCTCTAGTTATTCCTTCTTTCTCAAGATATTCTTCTTCGGTCTTGTAGAAGTTAGTATTAGGACTAATAATCCAAGTTTTAGGGTGCGCCTTAATCTTTCGCTCTGCGATGTATGCTCCTCTATAATGCACCAGCATAAATGCTATAGGATTTTCTATCGTAGCTGACTTATCCTGCCAACCGGAGTGTTTAGGGACTCCATCATTACCCATTCTAAACGCGTGAACTTGCGGATATCGCTCAGAGTAGCAAGGAACGAACTCTGGTCTCTCTTGCGCGGCGCTTTCAATTACGTACAGAAAAGTGAAATCTCTCTCGTTACTCATTTGTTCGTGAACCTCGTTGGGATGGTTGCAACGTAGTCAGGATACGGCAGGAAACCATAGTAATCTTCTATGTAGTCCTCAGCGAATTTAATCTCGCTACGTTCCATAGTATCCGGGGTATATCCGTAGGCGGGCATAGTCGGGCACTTCCGAATGCTAGGCTGTTGTTGTCTCGACCCAGCCTGATCCCCCGCCGCCGGCAGCAAAGAACCTGCCAAGAGTTTGTTGGCCTTCGGGGGCAGGATGCGCCGTGAAGTAGTAGGGGCTGCGGTGGTTACCGTGGGTTGCTCCGTGCCCGTGGTATTCGAGTCCTTGTCCATGTTGCGCATTTACTGTTTGTCTCCTGTACTCGTCTTCTACTGTTGGGACGTCTTGCGGAAATTCCGCATTAGGGTGAACGCACCCATTCGCTAGACGCCTGAGAGCGAGGAATTGATCGACAGTAAGTAAGGGAAGTCTCCTACTGTCCCATTCTTGGGAATAATACGAAAGAGTAGCGTGCAACCACAGTTTTCCCTTTGCGTTAATCCTAGCTGCATCATCTTCAGTTCGGCATGGGCTTCCGCTGTTAGTGAATTGCCCCGGAATCGAACGTAAGTTTCCATTAACGATAAATAGGGTGTTATCTCCGTAACTCATACTCTGTATATCCTTTCGCGAAGGGCATCGCCGTACATCCGGATAGTTGAATTTTCCAAACCGGGCGCGCAATTAGACTCTATTACGAAGCACTTATTAAGGCGTTCGTTGTACAGAATATCGAGAGCAGCGAAGTCTAGGCCGAGGGCTTTAGTGGCCGCGATAGCTACCGCCTCTAAATCATCTGGTTTAAAGGATAACTCTTTGCAGAAGTTATACCCGTTAGTGTGATTGCGAACTCTAGAGTTTACTTCCTCGAGGCCGTTGCGCTTCCTCTTCTGACGAATCTCTGTCTTGCCGTTAGGAAGAACGTGAACGCGATATTCATGTTTCTTCTTGATATATTTAGTGTACAGAGGGGCGTATGGGATGGCGCTATGCCCCTCAGCTTGTGGATCGAGTTCGATAATACCGCGACCAGAGTGCGAGTTGAGAAGGGTACGAGCAAAGACGCAGTTACCTTCATCCAGCCAACCTTCTACTACACCTTTATCCGTAGTGAATTCCAGTGTAGGGATGCCACGTTCTGTAAGCCGCTGCAACATGCGCAGCTTGTCAGATGATAGTGCGACATTTTCTGGTCGGTTCAGAATAGTTCCTGCCCCTTCAAGACCGCGAGGGAGGCCGCCTGAGAGACCCCAGTTAACAATAATGTCCGACCGTCTAGCGCGGAAGCGAGAACGCTCGTCAGGGTACAGACGCTTGCAGCGCAAGTCTGCCGCAAGATTCTTAGCAGAGGCAGAAGCCAATTTATACGGAAGCACTCTTAAGCGCATGATCTAACTCACTCCAATCTTGGTTAGGGTGTATAGTAATGCCATCGGGCATACGTTTCTCGAAAAGTTTAACTATTAGTTCTGCGGGTAAAGAGAACCCACCATACATGGTATACTCATATGCAGTAGTAAATCCTCCGCCAAGATAGACAAAGTTATTCGTTACGTAGGGTCCCGAATAAACGATTTCTACATGTTCTTCCGAACGGTCTAAGTCCTGGGGGCCCGCTTCAGAAAACATTATATCCATAGCTTCGTGAAGTTGTTCTTCTGTCCCCCTAACCGGAATACCGGTATATTTAAGCTTAGCCCAAAAGATATCATTGGCCATGATTGTACGTACCTCCTTTCACAGGGATAGAGAGTATTAGTGCCATTCCGCTGCGTATGACAAAAGTTCTGCTGCAAGGGCAGGGTCAGAGTATACGAGTTCAGTCGCGTACTCTCCGCTTGCGTCATTCTTAATGAATGAGAGGCATTCGTCCCAGTACTGTTCGATATCCATTTCACTGCGCTCGTAATCAGCTCCCGCCACAGTCCCTACAAGCACCAGTTCCTCCGGTTCTTCCTCTGTCCGCGGAGGCTCTTCTTCTGCGCTTGGCGATGATGCTGTTGCCTCTGGCGGAACAGACTTTCCCCCCGCGGAACTTCCGCTAGAGAACATCGTGATCAGATTACTTTCTTTCACTTCTTTAGTAACCGTAGGAGTTGCTACAGCTACAGCTACTACAGGGTTGCAGCCCTTCTCTGGAGTAAGTTTAGATTGAGGAGGGATGAGCGCCGGATCAGGTTTAGTAGTTACTGATGGACTGGCGCAGTACGCCGTCTTGGTTTCAGTGCTAAGGGCCGTACTACCTTTATTGTAGCCGTAGTATTCCGAGTCAGTCGTATCGTAATCAGGCCATACGCTGTTACCGTAGCCATAGTTATTGTGAGCATTGCTACGATACGCGGGAGTATACCGGCTTACTTTGGACGGGTTATCAAGGGTGTAAGCATATTCATTCGAAACGATCAGGCCTTTAGTAGTCTTAGACCAGTTGTTCGTCTCCATGAATACCGGACCATTCTTGTCCATGAATACCATACGGTTGCCAGTACCGATAAGTTTCTTTATGATATGCTTGAACATAGGCGAACGAATCGCCTCATCAACCTTGTCTACGCCATCCAGCAGAGGACGAACGATAAGTTCTGCGAAGGCCCAAGTATCGGAGTTCCGTTGGTCGTACTCGAACGGGACATCTACTACCCCGTTGTGCATCATGAATACCCCAGGAGCCACTTCGAATGGGTGGCACATTTCGAGGTTAGTATCGCCGTGAGTGTTCATACGGAAGTGAATCATGCACTCGACATCGTTGTTCTCGAGAGATTGATACGTCTCCCAGAATCCTTCGAAAGTCATGCCAGACTTAGACTTAACTTTTCGACGCTCTCCGGTGCCGGAAATCCACATGATCCCCCAGCCGTCATTGTTCCGAACGAATACGTCTTGAAAGAATTCTTTAGTGACGAATTCGCCGGACTTACGTTGAATGATTAGACACATATTCTATGTTCCTTATAACTACTAGATTGATACGAGAATGAATTAGGCTTGTGACACGACACTGGTAGGCGCGGACTTCTCTGACCGAGATTTACGGTCCAGAAATTTTTCCCCTACCAAGAAGTTAATGAGGTGCGGATACTCTTTCCGGCGGTTAGATTTAACGTCCAGAAGGAACGCCAGGAAATCCCGGGTCCGAGCTGCTTCTTTATACGGAGTATTGCATACCCCGGCAGAAGTAAATTCAATAAGGGCTCGAACGAAATCCGTGTACATTTTCAGGCGATCAGGATCGACCGTCCCTGCAAAGAGGCGGAACTCGATAGTATATTCTTTGTGAGCGTTGACAGCGCAGTACTTATCAGAATCTTTCTTGATCTGATTCTTGCCGTACCGTACGTTCACAGAGAGCCGGTCTTTAGCGCGGTCGTATTTGCAGTATTCACGAACGTTCTCTTCGTTAGCTGCGCGACCAGCAACCTTCTCAATCAGAAGGCGGTTACCGTAGGAGTAGACAAAGGACATGATCCGGTCTACCTGTAGCTCTGAAAGCGCGGCGCGAGATACGTGAATGTGAACTCCGCATTTCTCGTTAGCATCGATCTTATTCTTCTGGAATATGCCCACAAGTTCATCAATCTTATCCGCAGGGAAGGATTTGTAGGTAGGAATAGTCTTAACTTCAAATCCGTTCCGAGGGAGGGATCCGTCCGACACGCAGATGCCAAGGCGTTTAGCTTCGATATCCACGATAGTCTTAGCCGAAGCAGTTTCATCCTTCCCGAAGACTTCAATCTCCATAGAGAGATAAAGGTCGCGGTTTTTCTTGTCACCTTTCTTAGCCGGGATTTGCCCCGGAATAAGCTCTCCGCTGCGGTTGACGTGCCCGAAGATATTCAGGGGATCCGACTCGCGTGGGCGCAGGACTTCCGTAAACTTAGGAACGTAGTGCGCGTCAGCGATACCGCGATGGCCAGAGCGCGGGTTATCTTTCAGGAGGTGCTTCTCCTGCGAGATTTTGCAGATGAAACCGAACTTAGAGAAATCTTCCTTCGACACTACGAGACCGCTGTGCAGAGTAACTGCGACAGCCTTACGAGCGATAGTCTCGCTAAGGGGCGAAGTAAAGAATTGATCCGGGTTTTCTTCGACGAATCCTTTAGTGATGATTGTTCCATCGCCCAGCGTGATAGTGCTAGGGATATTCGGATCGAACTTAGACACTGAAGTATTCAAGTCGAAGACGCGCATGGAGCCAAGTTTCGAGAGTATCGCATTCGAAGTGAAGAAGTCTTTAGAGTTGTACATAGAAGTAGTGGTACGGTCGGCAGCCGTAAGGCCCCGGCCAGTAATGCCGCACGTTACCGTAGTAGCTACGCGAGAGGCAAGGAACACGTTGGTCTTATTGTTATACTTCATGAAAGAGTGCCCGAAGGAATATTCTGGGCGACGATTGGACTCTTCCAAGTGGTCGATGTATTCTGCCGTATAGGCAGCGAGATTGATATTGCGCTCTTTCTCTACGCCTTCGCCGGAGAATCCTGCGAATTCGACGGTATAGTACTCGACGTCAACTTCTTCCGTACATTGCCGCGGAGTGAAATCGCCGTACGAACATGTCGTCAGGCTGGTAATAAATTCTTTTGCTTCCAGCTTCTCTTCGAAGGTAGCATAGAACAGAGGGGCGAGGACGACCCATACTGAACCGCTGTAGTAGTATTTATGGCCGAGCATTTCGCGCTCTACTGCCGCTGCGGACTTAGCCGGGGCGAAGAGAACAGGGCCGATATCTTTTACTGTTGGGCCAGAGATCAGGGTGAGGAAGTGCGGGGGGGTTTTTGCTTTTGTTCCGGTCATTTCTTAATTTCCTTTGCTTTAGGATTAGAGTTGGGTGTGGGGGCAATTCCGTAAATACGGGTTAAGTGTTTATCGTTGAGAGGCGTAAATTTAGATAGTATTTTCTTGTAGAAAGCCATGGGTTAGTACTCCTTCTACGTTTCTAACTCGACATAGTTAGTGCATTTCGGGTCAGCTTCGTTAGTCCGACGGTATACCTTATACTTCTCATCGAAGTTAGTATAGATATGTCCGTCATAATCTCTGTCTGAGAAAGCTAAATAAGAGTCATATGTCGTGTTAATGTCCTTCGCTACGATCTCTACAATGTGTTCTTGATCTACTGAGACTTCATCTTCGCACCCATCACACCAATTGCCTTCTTCGCACGACTCACCGCAATTCTGGCAAGTATTGTACGTATAGGCGGTCGGAGCGTACTTCACCGTATAGACTCGCTTTTCATCTTCTACAGGAACAAGTACGTGTCCCGGTTTAATTCTGAACGGAATATTACAAGCCATTTTCAATCTGTCCCTTTCTCTCGAGCTATGGGTGTTACTTTACTGTTGGGGTGCATATCCCCATTCGGTAGTGCTTTTATGTCAGACGAGCGTATTACGCCTTGGATATCCATTCCGTGCAACTCCTTCAAATTGTATCTGCCGTATAGCAGTTTCCCTTTATACGGCGTACTTAACCATTGCCCCCTGATACCGTTGGTAAACGCTATGGTTACTATAGGATTCGGGAGTCTTTCCACGCCGTACTGGTGGCTTATAGAATCTCGAATACTGTGTATCTGCCAGAAGTCGGTGTCCTGCCTACCGGATAGCACTACTGCGTCGCCAGGAAGTAGCTCTTTCCCATCAAGTATAAATTCTTCGTGGTGCGACATGATAGTGAAACCTTTCTTCATTTAATCTTTATAAGGATCAACCACATCGCCGCCAGCCATGCAAACTACGATGGGCGTGAGGCGAGTTTCCACTGCTACCGAGTCCTTATGAAACTCTAGGACTTCATCCAGTTTCTTATAGCAGCCGGGAGCTTCGTCTGCGCCAGCACCGAACAGATGAACGCCATTAGCGGCGGCCTCTTTTCTCATTTCGTCCTCGTCGATTAGACCGGGGGTTACTCGAACCTTCTTAGCTCCCCATCCCTTAAACTTACCGGCGGCTTTAGTCCGAGACATGATTCTTCCTGCACCATGGACGGTGGAGTACATGTTCTCTTTAGCTTCGGGGGTGTCTAGCCCACGAACAATCACACTCTGATCGAGCATGTTAGATCCGATAAAGGATCTCTGGTCAGGGAAGGCAGGAGTAGAGCCTTTACGAACGACGAAGTATTTCTCGCCTGCATGCTCTTCGATCCACGCAAAGTTGTGGTGGTTGTGAACCATATCGAGGTAGTAGCCATTGTTCGTCTTACCTAAGAGAATCTCTGCCACAGTCTTGCAGACCCATTCGCGGCCCGCATACGCATACAGCCCGCCAAGATTCATAGCCTCGAAATAGGCCTCACCGATGTCAGAGTCCATGTCTACCAAGCACGGATCAGAGTCCATGCCGTCCTTAGCGCCTAAGTACTTAAGGAAGTGCGTAGTGGCCTTATGACCTAAGCCGCGAGAGCCGAAGTGAACGCCTACCCATACGAAATCTTCTTCATCCTTGAAGATGTCTACATAGTGGTTTCCTGAGCCCACAGTGCCTAGCTGAGAGGCTGCAAGATCTTTAAGCCCCTTGATAGCCGGATTCTCCCAATTGGCCCTGGTATCGAGAAATTCGGCCTCTACGGGGGTCTTGTTAGTACGACCTACACCGAAGGGCACTTGCGAGTAGACTTCACGGCCTACTGCATCCCAATCCTTTACTTCTGCCGCCTTGATTGGCAGCTTCACAGCCATGTTACCGCAAGCGATATCGAAGCCTACGCCAGAGATAGAGATTTTCCCCTTATAGGCCGCTACGCCGCCGATAGGGTGACCGTATCCCATGTGACCATCTGCGCAAAGAACGAACTTATCTGCGCCTTTGTCTAGCACATTCCGCGCTTGCATGATAGTGTTGTCGTCGTGTTTGCCGATTATTTTAAGCATTTAATACTACTCCTCAATTAAGTCTTTATTAGATAGCACTCTTTCGAGGACCATTCATCCTTTAAATACGATTTTTCTTGCATAGGAACGATGCGTCCGTCAGTTTTGAAACTGCAATCCTCGTCAGAATGTTTTATGTCTGAGATTTCAATTGCACAAGTACTCATCCAGTATGAATTCGTGATAACTAACTCTAACTCAGGGTTCAGTGTTTGAAGGTGTGATATTAAATCTTTAATCTTCATTATATATTAACTCCTTCGGAATTTGAGTTATATCGTACAGATAAGACAGGTCTGCATTAGGGTGCAGAGCCGTCCCTTCGGCAGTAAGGCGTATAGCTCCGGGTCTAAGGACTACCAATTGTGGATCTCTTAAGTAGCCGTGCGCGAGGTTGTCACCGGGAAAAATATGCCCGACAGGAAAGATCGGGCGATAAGCATACTGTGGGTCCCTAACTTCGGCATCGTAGGCTTTAATTAGTTTCGTATCTTCTATCCAGATATAGCCGATACTTATGTGGTTCTTAAAGATTCTTGAGTGAGGATTGTCCCTTGCTCGAGCTAATAAAAGTCCTCCGATCATCTCTGCCTCTCTGCTTCGTGTGCTAGCCTCAGCATTTCTTTCTGCTCCTCAAGCGGGTATTTACCGCACAAAGCCGCCCAATCCCCATCTTTGGAGCAATTAAGGATTATAGATACATCTGCGTTAGGGTGTACGTCTTGGTGGTCTTCGGTAGTTCGCAGCACTCCGGGAGGTATTACCCATGAATCACGAAAACCATTGCGATGATCTAGATAAGTATCTACCCGAATATAGTCGATTACATTTCCCACATTGTACGGAGAATATTTATCGTAAATTTTCTTCACGGATTTGTCTTTAACCCACAGATACGCAGTATCTAAAACTTGTATTCCGCGCGCATCTCTGGTGCAGCAGACTAGGACTGCTCCTACCGGATAGGTCATAGTCTTCCTCCGTAAAAGTACGAGTCTTCATTAAGGGGTTTCACGAGGATTGACCCATCGCTATTATCCTGCTCTGCCGTACATATAGCGCATGTAGGGATAGTCTCGCCCCACAGGATTGTGGGATACCTGCGCCGAACGCGCTTCAATTGCGCCTTAACGTGACGGCTCTCTACGTTATCGAGGATAGAGTAAATGAAATACTCTTCGAAGGATGTGATGACATTGGAGGGTTTCTCGAACGGCATGATAGCGATCCTTTCACTTAATGGTAAACTTCTGCCTCACCGCGAATAGGTTTCGATAGGCCCTTGCTAGTGAAGATGTAGTTGTTGTGCTTCTCCACGTCAATCAGCTTTCCGTGGCGCATGACGAAAGGTACTAAAACCTTATCGTTATACATAGAGTTACGGATTTTGATTTTCTTTTTAGGCGGGGACTTCATGCGACGATTCATATCTTTACTCCTTAGATATCTAATACATTTCCGTCTGAATCTTCTAAGACTGCCTTAGGAAATTTAGCCGCCTTAAGTTCTTGAGTTACGTGCGTAGCAACATCAAGAGATTGAAACGCTGCGTAAGGCGCAGCCGCCTTAGTCAAGTACAGATAATAGTTAAACATTTTTTACACGCATCATCCTTAGCTTTCCCCCTTGGGGAAGCGCTTGTGTTGTTCGTTGATATGAAATATGAAGTCTAGGAACGGAATAGTCTGCCGTTTGTTGTTGCACGAGGAACAAGCGAGGCATAGATTATCTAGCCTAGCAGTGCCACCCTGAGATTTAGGGCGTACGTGGTCGAGGGTTGCGTAATTCGGTAGATGAAGATGATACTGCTTAGTATCGAAGATCATCTCCCTTTCGCAGTAAGTACAGTTAGGGCCGTACTTCCTCTTTAAGGATCGAACCTTTCTCTGGGTATCTGCCATTCTATATATGAACTACATAGGCAGGCAAATCATTCGGAAAGAGAACCTTGCTATTCGGGTGCGGCTTGTTCGTCTTAGGATCAAGCTTTACGTCAAGGATAATCCCTACCGCATCCCTGTCCTCAACGAGTCCCCCATTAGGATACGACATGGCTAAGTCAGTTCTCGCTGCCGCTAAAGAAGCATCCCAATAACCTATATAACTGCGGAATATCTTATGCCCTCCGGGCCAATTGTCATCGAATTCATCAGAACGGGTAATCTTGTATGTTTGTCCATCCCTACGAACGATAGCATTACCCGGCTTAAGATATGGGTAGAAAGGGTGCATGAGTACTTCAGTCATGTCTTTTTGGCCTTCCTTATTTACATGGAATCTGAATAGCGTGCGTTATATCGAATACGTCAATGCTTCCGGGAAAAGGATAAATGGATACTTGATCGCCAAACGGAAATTCCTTGTATCGATAGTCATCTCTTCGTGAGAGAAACCATGTTTTAGCAACATCAAGGGCTTCTTTCTCTGAATCTACTACAACATTACCTTTACAGGTTCTTCCGTCTTTATGGAAGTAAACGTTAACCCACTTACCTTGATAAGATTCTAGGGGGTCTTCGATAACGCCGACCTCGCGGCGCTTCTTGTCCTTGACGGTATCTCTATGCCACGTCATAATCTGCAACAACCTCCGTATTAAGGGCCGCGTTAATTCTATCCGCGAGCAACCGAGAGCGCTCTGCGAGTTTCACTACGTTAGTCATGTCATCCACGGGCTTTACCGTCGGACGTTTCGTAGTAGACACGTTAATGCGGGAGCTAAGTTCTTCGAGAAGCTCTAACTCTGTGTAGCCAGATAATGACGGAGGCGACGATGATAGTGGCTGCTCAACTTCCCTTGAAATCATCGGAGTCACAGGCACAGTGACAGATTGAACCCCAGAACAATTCTTAATGCTTCGGCACGAAAGCATGCTGAGTATATTCGGCAAGGAAGTCTTAGAGAGGTTCTGCTTGATACGGAAAGAGAATACAGAGCCATCTTTATAGAACGTAACCTTGCTGTAATCAGAGTAGCGAGCGCGTACAGCTACTTTCATAGAAAACCCGTCTTCTGCTAGGTGCTCTACGCTTGTCTTAGCGCCAGCAACATTCAGCAAGAATACGGCGTTCTCTGTTTCGCATACTCGCGACAATTCGACAGCATTGTAGCGCATTTCGTAGTTCTTTGTGTTCGTATAAGAATCTTGAGGCATGGACGTAATCCTCTCTAGTATATATAATTATTAGCACAAAGCTAGGGGCAGTATATCTAGGAAGAAATATATACCCCTAACCCAATGGTAACATCGCCGGCGTAGTAAGTCTTATTCGTACAGGTAGGAATTTTCTGCCAGGAGTTCTTCGATTTCGGCAGTTTTCTTACGCAGCAGTGCTTCGGTAGCGTTCAGTTCTTCGGCTTTTCCTTTCAAGGTTGCTTCAAATGCTTTGCGTTTCGCTTCCTTGAGCTGACCTTGTACGCGATTGAGGGCGTCTTTGGCACTCTTGGCTTGCTTCTGGTTTTGTTCGTTGTCACTCATCGTCTTCAGTCTCCTTCAGGTTGTACCATTCGGAAGCCCTATGCTGGGGGGGGAAATATAAGGCTTCCTGATCGTACAGCTTAGAAGCTAATGTCTGCTTCGATTTTCGAAGTTTTCAGTTCAGCTTTCTTACCGACGATAATCGTGTAGTCGTCTGCTCTGTGAGCACCATCTTCCATGTCAACTTCGATCCGGTTTATCGCTTTCTTCATGGCATCGATACCCGTAAAGGTTTCGTGTTCCCTGCAATACCGACAAAAAACAAAAATTGTATCTGCTTTCACAGTTGCGTCAAATATCGCGGCAGGGACTTTCTTTACTTTAGTGGCAGGGGTGGTAGCTTTCGTTTTCTTTGCGACGGCCATAGTGTTAGTCTCCTTAGTTAGTGGCTGGTGATTGGTTAGCTTTACCGAATTACTAGGAAAGCGCACTGATGGTAGTGGGTCTATTACTATTGCAACAGTTCAGTGAACGTGCGATGGTCTTGGTTAGGATAAATTACTGGTTTTCCTGCGTCGTTTAGTGTATACTTAAATGTCCCAGACTTTACGTATCCAGCGCCGTCCGCAGTAAGTACTCTCTCTACGGCAGGTAGGATATTCAAGGAAGTGTGCATAAAGGAATCTGGTCCTAAGTTCTTGAAAATCCAGTATCCGTGGTCAGGAACAGACAGATAGATTGTAGTACTGTGCGATGCGGTTCTGTGCGGGTCTGTCGTTGATTCTTATCTATAGGCGTTTCCGATTAGAACCTTACTGGATTCATTAGACATTATTTTTCCCTTCTAGAGGCCTTTAGACATGAGATATTCATATATAAGTTTATGTTCTTCTGCCGTTCCGTTATTTTTAATGCGATTGGCTCTCCACGACATGATAGTGACGTTATCTTTCGTATATCCTTTAGAGTTGTCTATGCGATCTATCGAGGGGCTAAAATCGGATCTGCCAAATGACGCATAATTTAGTTCAATAGAAAGAATAGGACAGTGCGTTGGCAAGGGAAGAAAATCTTCTACGCAAAGTTTTGATCTATCTAAGTGATCAGTCCCACATTGTAATAGTTTTCGTATCCTCCATTCGGGGCCGGTAAACCTATTTCGCTTTGTAACTCTTTCATTCGGTATGCGCCCCGTCTCTTTAAGTTTTTCCCTTACCACCTGTTCGATACGTTGCTTAGAAACATGGTAAATCTCTGCTATTTCGACATACGTTAGGCCTGCCGCGATATGGTTTTTAAGTTCGATAACTCTTGCTTCATCCCATACAATTCTAGGTTTTTGTATAGGGACATTGAACAGTTTAAGAAAATCCCTTACTTTTGCCGCCGGAATACCCAGAATATATGACATTTCTTTAACACTTTTGCCTTCTTCTGCCAGCAAAGATAGCTCTTCTTTTGTAAGATCACGCATGTTTTTTCTCTTTCTCATAAGCTAGATATATCAACCTTGACATATATATTTATGATATACTATTTATCTAGCTATCGCAAGAGGCCAAAATGTGATAACTTAGTTATATAGATAGCGTTGATCTTCGCTATATACCCTAATGAAGTTTATATAGGATTAGTAACTAACTCTGTACTAAACTATATAGCGGAAGTATCTACCGCATATCTAGACTTCAATAAGATTAGACGGGTGGTTATTGTTATCCTATATAACAACCACATATAGTATGTAACTTTATATAATCTTCAATTCATAGTAGATTTTTTAATGGGACTATTTCCAAGTTACCCATGTCGTAGTCAAATTTACGACCTTTGTACTCGAAGTAGCGGCCTCCCGCGTCTAGGAACTGCTCAAATTCTTTTTTGTATGTTTTATCCCCGCATGAAGTGGTCGCGGTGCTCTCTGATTTAAAGACTTGCGCTCTTTTAAGAAGCGGAGCGTTAGCCCCCTTATTCTTCGCCCAAAAGAGCCCGGTTTCTATATTTCTAACTACAAACATAGTTTCAATACCTTATCTGTTCAGAAGTCATTAGGAATAGGATCAGTAACAACCCTGCGAAGGTAAGAACCTTCTTAGCTACGCGAAACAATATATCTTGTTCCATTCCGTATATCCTTCCACAGCATCAGCAAATTGAAGCAGCAGTTTAGCCCTTAACATCTGTCGGCCTAGTGGCCTCCGTCGTCCTGCCGGACTCGGGCTAGTTACTTTCTTACATAAAGAAGACATTGCGGTAATCCTTCCATCTTACTGGGATTAGTTGATTGTCAGTGCCCGCCTTGTCCTTACAAGGCACCTTTATCCAAGTAATTACAGGGTTGACTTCATCTTCAAACTTAAGAGACAGCAGACCTTTAATCATCTTCTTTATACTCCTGTTTGCAGTTATTAGATACCCCCGTCTAGCCAGTAGCGGCAGCAATAGCAGCCTTAGCTGCATGATCCGCAGTCTTCATATCGCGCATCTCTTTACTGGTCACGAGTACTTCTCCTTTACTTGCTTTTGAGTCAGTTCATTACTTCAATAGTCTTAATGGAAAGGCATTGCGCTTGGATCCATGCGTATCCTGCTTTCCTGCAGGCGGCAGCTTCTAGTTCCTGCATCACGGAGAAATAGCCGACCACAAGCAGCATTATGAGGGCTAAGATTGCTAGGATATTCATTTTCATGAGTCCGTACTCCATAGGTAAACGATAAAGCTAACGCAATATATGATAGCCGTCCAATAGATGAATGTTAAAATCATGCTGCTACTGCCTTTTTAAAGCGATTAAGCTCCCTATTTAATAACCTAATTTTTTCTTTAAGTTCGTATATTCTTATCTCATTGTACTCTTGACCTGTTACATATAACTCGTCTCTTGAATAGTCTTCTGACAAGTCTTCACATTCAACACAGGCGCAAGAGCGCTCATGCCCGTTAAACCTATTATACGTATTTAAAAACATAATATTCTCACTAGTTAAGGGTTAACCTGCCGCGGCTAGTCTCTCTATGTTGATATTCTTTTACGCCTTCGTTTAAGGCTAGAACGTAGACGGGGGTAGGGCCATGTTCTGCCCTAATGCTCTCAATCTGTTCGCCGCTAACTATTTCCTTGGCGTAGTTCAGAATTTTCCCGTTTGCTGCCGCGATTGGGCGAGCGAGAATGTATGTTTTCTTGTGCGCCATCGCTATTCCCTCCTTTGTTTCTTATTCTGGGAGTTTCTTCACGCTGTCTGAGTCCTTATCATATACATAGGTATATTTAGTATCAATGGTTTCAGTAGTGTTGTGTAGAACCTTTGACCAGATTTCGTCTGGCGTTTCGCGTACATGTTGCGGGTGAGTTAATCCGATACAATAGACGAATGAACCGCCATCATCCTCGTGGGTTCCCTCTTTAACCGCAACTACAGACTCTTTAAGGACGTACGTTTTGCGTGTTCTTCTAGGATCGTCGTAATTTATGCCTGTAAGCAGGATTAGTTTAGATGTATCGAACATTGACAACCTACCCTTTGCGTTCGTTCGTTTGATATACTCACCACGTTTCTTCAATATATACAGGAAGATAGCGCATCTTATTAAACACGCCTGTGCCATCCGTATTATTAAAGATAGCGATTGAAAAGATTTGATGCTCATCCCCTGTTTCGGTTGTGGCAATCTCATGGCCGTAAGTCATACCTATGTTGAATATAGCTAACACGTATCTAATGGGCTTCCATACGGATTTGTATTGTTGTGTCATGATAACTTACCCCACGTTTATGATTATGATAGTGACGATATTTTTCCTCCCCCTAATTATGGAAAGGAAGGGGGGGATTATATGGAAACAGACTGATTATGTAAATTCCTATGAGGTACTATGATACCGCATAAGGATTAACATAACGAATTAACCTATTGATATAGGACGAAAAAGGCTCCCCCCGCATAATTGCGAGGGGAGTTTAAGTTTTCCGTGAGGAGGGGAAGGGGTTTTAAATGTTAGGGGCGATTGCAGCTTTCAGACGGGCGAGCAATGTCGGATCAATTTTGTTCCGTTCATCCGCTTCCGCTTCGGCATTTTCGGCAGCTTTCAGAAGACTTTCAACTTTTTTCGTCAGGTCAAAAGGCTTGAATTCTTCCTCTTTGACCAGCTTCCAGAACGGGGTAGCAGTGCCGCCGGGAATGTCCGTCACAAAATCCTTTTTGAATACCAGCTGTTTCTTTCTCATGCTATATGTCATTTTGCCATATTCCATAAACCATTGTTTGAGGGAATTGCGCCGGGACATATCGGGCAAGGCGTCAACCAGCTTATTCGCAAGCGACACTTCACCATAGGTTTCAACGTGTTGCAGGATGGCAAGCGCGGTTTCGTGCGCCAGTTTTTCCAGTTGTTTCCCGGTTGCATGTACCGTGGCAATGTTGGCACGGATAGCCGTTGCGCTTGTTTCTTGTGCATTTTCCGTAACAGGGGCAGCGATAGTCTTTTGTTGTTTTGCAGTAGCCATGATTGTATAAACTCCATTTTATACTTGTGTCTGTTAACGATACAATTACCATAATCATATCCGCATATAGCCGCAGGATAGGGGAGCAGCTATATACAGTAGGATTATTTTCCGCCTTTGTTCCTTTTCGCCTTCCGTTCGGACTTTTTCGCTTTCCATTGCGCGGCGTTATACTCGGCAATGGTTATATACTTCCCATCTCTGAATACCATATCTTGCGGCGATTCATAGACGGGTGAAAGGCCGGGATACGCTTCAAAGTTATTGATCCGAAGGCCGCCCATCACGGTATTGCCTTTGCGAGTCTTTACCCTTTCTTGAGTAACGTCCCGATAGCCGCCTGGCCGCCCTGCCTTGCCGTTGAATTTTTGGTTAGCGTCAAAAGCAAAAGGCTGATGGCAGCTTTTATGCTTTGATTGACTTTGCGTAGGAATTGAATCCCAACTGTTCCTAACATTTTTAAAAGCCATAAGGTTTTACTCCCCTGTTATCCATTAGAATTAACCTGATATATTCATAAGACGGATTAAGCCCGTATGAATACATAAAGTTAATACCGTTCAGCCTAGACGATAGGGAAGGGTTTCGGTTACTCTGCCCGATAGCTGCCTATTCCGCGCTCACAGCGTTAGCCGCAAGCATTGTGCGTTAAAGCAAGCCCCTTATATCATCCGCCCCCAGTGGCATTATTCGGGAGTAAAATCCTCCCTTATAACTTACCTAGTTACGGCTTACCTGATAGACGCGCGATTCACTAGGGACAGACTGCCTAGATCAGTGGAGGGGAAGCCGCTGTGCGTCCTGCGCTTCCATTCTTTGACTATGACAGGTTAGGCGGGGAATAAAACAAAAATCGTACGAAAAACTAAAAATAATTTATTCAGCGTATTCAATGGGTTATAAGGTATGAATTGGAAAGAGGGTATCCTTTCAGGACGTACTGCGGGATTGAGTACACCAAATGGTAGAGTAAAGATGATTACGGTTGTTTCGCCATGGGGGGTACACTAATAGATTGCAGGGGTATGGGCTGACCCGTCTAGCATTATCCATAATACGGCCTACCATATAACGCTGCCTAGTGGGTAGTACCAGAGTACCGCATGGATAATATATATATTGGGGTTTCCATATGAAGCCTAATGGGGTTTCCATAAGAGGGGGAATTTACATAACACTATGAAGGTATACACTTTACATAACCACCTATCTCTTATGTAAACTTCATGGGGCATTACCATATTGTAGCTTGTCAATATGAGGCGGCCTGTGCTATGTAAACTCTATGGGGTTGCCATAATACGGTTTCCATAAGCAGTTTACATAATGTAGCGTTGTCATAATGTAGTTTACATAATGGAATTTACATAAGGGGGGGGGAAATTTATGGAAAGTGTTTTATTAGTATAGGCCACCTTATCATATCAACTAAGTATTCTGGATGGGAGGAAGGGGAAACCATGACTACCATAATGACTACCATAGAAGCTACCATTTAACCTACCAGTCTGCTATAATCAACTGTATGCCATCTGGGGGAGGCCATATTGACTTCTCAAAATGACATTCCTACCAGTCGGCATATCCTGTTAAATCAGATAAAAAGGCATCTAAAAATTATGACTAAAGAAACTCAACTCACCCGGGAGCAATCCGTAGTAGCTACACTCTCAGAGGAGGACGTAGAGCTCCTTAACGGCGACTCCCTTAAATTCGACCTAGACGACATCCTTGCCAACCTCACCGACATGGAGAAGGCCTACTGCAAGATCGTAGTAACCCAGAACCCTAAGTCAAAGGTAGAAGCCCTGAAGAGAGCCGGCAGCACAGCCAACCCTAAGTACCTCTCCAAGATGGCGTGGGAAATCGAGCAGCGGCCACATGTAGAGGCTTACATGCAGTACCTACGTTCCCTAGTAGTAGAGGAGCTAGGACTGTCTCTGCAAGAGATAGTATCCAATGCCAGACGGGGAATTGAACTGGCCTTCGAAATGGGCAAGCCTAAGGATGCAGACCCGCATAACAGGCTCCTAGCAGAATTAGGAGGCTTCATCAAGAATACAGTAGCCTCTCCAGGGAATAATTCTATCGGCGTCAAGGTAGAGAACAACCTCAGGGGAGAATCCCTAGAGAGCGACTTCAAAAGGTTGCAGGAGATTGCCGGTATACGCCCCAAGTAAGGAATGTCTCTAGAATCGCCAAGGATCGTTCCTGAGTGCCCTCTAAAGATTTCCTGGTATGATCTGACCGTAAAAGCCTTCAGAGGCATCCTGGAGGCTTTACGGAGGAAAGGGCGGGTCCCAGCAATATAGGCTATACAGGTGAGGGCGCATAAGAGTCGCTGGAAAAACTGCATGGCGCACCTATATAGTTACTATATAGCCTCTATATAAACTATACAGAAGGATCAACTATATATAACTATATATAACTATATATAATACTATATAGTATCTATATAGTTTATATAGAAGGATTAACTCTATATACTAAACTATATAAACTATATAGGATAACAATCTATAAACTATATAAACTATATAAACTATATAAACTATATAAGGGGTAGGAGTTTAATTCTGCTATTGGTTATGTTATAATATTACAACTATATCCCCCGTCTAACCTTACCTTCGTACGGTATTGGGAACAACCGGGGGTCGGAAAACAGGAACGATGACGAACGACGATAAACCAATGACCTCGGTCGAACTGCTGAAGTACTCCGCGGCTAACGTGGACTGGCTGGCGATGACAGACAAACAGAAACAGGAACTTACGACCTTTCTATGGGGCGTCACCAAAAAGGCTGCAATCGAGGATTTCTATACCTACGTCAAGACTCTAGCGCCTATCCTGATCCCTGGATTCAAGACGGGTCGGCACATCGAATTGATCTGCTCAGAGCTTCAAGCCCTGTACGTAGCGATCCTCACTAACGACAAGACTCGTTCTAAATGCCAGGTCTACCTCCCTCCCGAGTCCATGAAGACTGTCCTCTGCTCGCACCTGTTCCCCTCCTGGGTTCTAGGGAAGCACCCTAACTGGCGCATTATCGCGGTAGGTCACTCCGCAGATCACGCCGCTAAAGAACTGGGGGCTAACGCCAAAAGAGTAGTCACCCTCCCTGAATACCAAGAGATCTTCCCTAAGACGAAGGTATCTCGTGAATCCCCTGGTGTCGGTTTCTGGAAGACTACTAAGGGCGGCTACTACTTCTCAGGCGGATGGAAGACTCAGTTCCCTGGCAAGAGGGCTAATCTGCTTATCGGGGATGACGTCGTATCAGAACAGACCAAGACATCCGAACTTAAGACGATCAACACTAACTATGCCTCCGGCTTGGAATCGCGGCTCCTAGAGGATAACTCTGGGCAGCTAATCGTCAATACTCGGTGGTACTTAGTGGATCTCTCAGGGTTCTTAGAGGCCCGGGATGGAGGCATGACACCCACAGGAGTCCACTCTGGCGGAGAATCAGATCGCCCGTGGAGGATTATCCGTGTCCCCGCTATCCTGGATCAAGAGGCAGTGAACCTTCTAGGAGGAGGCGACTCTCGGTTCGTAGAGGGCGGGAGCTATTGGCCTGAGCACAAGTCAGTAGAGAACCTCTTAGATGCGAAGCGAAGAATGACGCCGCACCAGTGGAACGCCCTGTACTTGCAGTCCCCCATCCCGACCAAGGGCTCCATCTTCGATCACAAGGCGTTCAAGCTGTGGCTGCACCCTGATCCCCCGGAAGTATCGTCAGTCATCATATCCCTAGATACCGCCTTCTCCGAGAAAGAGACTAAGGACTCTGCCGAGTCGTGCTATCAAATATGGGGGATCTTCCCCATGAAAGAGGTCGCTTACAACGGGAAAGAGTCTACTCAAGGGAACATGATCCTCCTCGGCTACGCTAAAGGGCACTGGTCCTTCCCCGAGCTTAAAGACCGCTGCAGAGGCCTCTACGAAGAATATGCCCAGATCCTAGACTTCTTCATTGTAGAGAACAGGGCCTCAGGTATCTCCCTTATCCAGGAACTGCGGGAGATAGGCCTTCCCGTGGTCGAGTACAACCCTGATAGGGACAAGATTTCCAGGGCGCACGCAGCTTCAGCTATCCTGCACGGCGGGCGGATTTACATCAACCAGAATCTTTACTTCTCCCAGGAGTTCGTGTCGGAGCTGCAGAAGTTCCCTTCAGGAGGCAAAGATACCGCTGACGCCTTCTCTCAGGCAGTGATCTGGATGCGGGATTCATGGAAGATAACCCCAGAAGATTACTCTCGATATGAAGAGGATGATGATCCGAACGTCCTTAAATTCCAGCGAAGACCAAAGACTTACTGGGGCGCTGTCCGCGGCCAGTAAGGTAGAACCTTTACATTCCTGTCCTAAATGTGCTATACTCATGGACGGGCTAATAAACTCTATGTGCGGAAGATAAACTCACAATGACCACAGAACTCTCCTTCGAAGAAGCGATCAAAGAAGCCGAAGTATTCGAGAACCTTGACGGCTCGGTCGATGTCGATTTCCTGGACGAGGATGAGTCGGATGAGGACGTCGAGCAAGCAGCCACAGAGCACTACGACAACCTTGTATATTACCTAGACGAGGATGCCCTTAATGAAATCGCCTGTGACGTACTAGACGGGGCAGAAGAAGATGAATCCTCGCGCAGAGGGCACATCGAAGACCTCATCAAAGGGGTAGAGAATCTCGGCCTAAACGACGATAACGTCCAAGTCCCTTTCCAGGGCGCGTGCACAGTTTATCACCCGCTGATCATGGAGAACGCAGTAAAGATCCAGGCTAAGGCAGAAGGGGAACTTCTCCCTGCTAAAGGCCCCGTCCGCACTCAGATCCTCGGCAAAGAGACTGAAGAAAAGATGGATAGAGCGCGCAGAGTGCAGCGACACATGAACTGGCAGACCCTAGAGCAGATGGTTGAGTTCTATCCTAATTCCCAGAAGGCGCTCCTTCAGGCAGCCCTATTCGGCGACGCATTCAAGAAGAACTACTTCGATACTGTCAAGGGTCGCGTATGCGACACACTAGTCCCAATCGACAAACTCATCGTCAACTCTTCGTATGATTCCCTAGAGAACGCTGAACGCCTCACAGAGATCCAGCATATCTCCGAACGAGAACTGCTGGCCAGGATCTATACCGGACAGTACGCAGATGACGTAGAAGTCGGCCCTCCGTACCGCATCGAGAAGACTGAACTAGGAGAGAAGATGGATCGACTCCTTGGCCTTGACGGCTGTGGGGAAGGTTACGAGATCGTAGAACAGCACGTATTCATCGATCTCCCAGGATTTGAAGATGATTCAGGCGTTCCTCTTCCGTACGTAGTTACTGTAGAGCGCGAGTCTAAAGAAGTACTGGCTATCCGCCGTAACTGGTTTGAGACAGGCAATAAGCTAGAGAAGCGCGAATGGTTCACTCAGTACCCGTTCGTCCCCGGCTTCGGGTTCTATAACCTCGGATACATCCATCTCCTCGGCAATTTCCAGGATACCCTAACTGCGATCATGCGTTCCTTGGTTGATTCTGGTTCTTTCGCTAACATGCAAGGGGGATTTAAGTCTAAGGCCCTGCGGGTTCTAGACGACGGTTCTGCCATTGGCCCCGGAGAGTTCCGAGATGTAGAATTCTACGGTCAAGATCTCTCGAAAGCTATCTATCCATTCAACTTTAAAGAGCCTTCAGGCACGCTCCTGGCTCTTTTGCAATTCATCGACGGCAAAGGGCAGAAATATGCTGATTCCGCGGAGCAAGTAGTCGCGGATGCCACCAATTATGGTCCTGTAGGCACCACAATGGCTCTCCTGGACGCTTCGGCTAAGTTCTTCGCTACTACTTTCAAGCGTTTCCACGCCGCGCAGAAGCGCCAATTCCGTATTATCGCTGAATTGAACTGGGAAAATCTTCCTGCAGACGATTCTATGATTTCTCTGAACCTTCCTGGTGAAGACTTAGAGATTTCTAAGGAAGATTACAACAATCGCGTCAATATTATCCCTGTATCTGACCCCAATATCCCTACTGCGGCGCACAGATTGACTATGGCCTCGCAAAAGTTGCAGACAGCCATGTCCAGCCCAGGTATCCACGACATGCGAGAAGTGTACAAGCAGTACTACATCGCTCTCGGCGACGAGAACTACGAGAAATACCTCCCTGCCCCCGAAGAAGCGACCAAACGCGAGCCTATGGACGACCTTCAGACGGCTATCTCTGGCAAGCCAATCAAGGCCTTCCCGGATCAAGATCACGAGGCTCACATCTCGGTTAAGACGGCGTTCCTGAACGATCCTGCAGTAGCTGGCTCACAGGCTTTCGCTGCTATGGTTCCAGTAATCCAAGCGAACATCCGCGAGCACGTAACTCTGAGATTCGAAGAGCAGCTTCAAGGCGCAGCCGGCATGGGCCTCAATGCGACCCAAGCGGCACAGAACATTACCGAGTTCAATCAATTCAAGGCTCAGAATCCGATGGGCATGCTAGATCCGAAACAGATGATCGCTCAAGCAGAGATGCTGAAGCAACAGAACGATCAGGTTCGTCTGCAGCTCACAGAGCGTAAGGATGAATCTTCTTCAGCCTTAGAATCCGCTAAGATCCAGAAAGATATCAGGCAGCAGAACTTGGATATGATTAAGTTCGGCCTTACCCTAGAGGCAGACAAAGAGATGGAAGAAGTATCTCAAGCCCTTGGTCTAGTTAAAACTCTGATCGCCAAACCAGACTTAACATCCAAGGAGTAAGCTGGTATACTACTTACTATGGAACTTGGATCAGACTTCTTCACACGCACCGAACAAGCAATTAAACAGGCAGCACAAGCACAGGCTCAGGCAATTGCTCATGGGGGGTTAGATAACTTCTCAGAATATAAAATGTCGTGCGGAGTTATTAAGGGTCTCGATCTAGCTCTTTCCATAATTGAGAACGTTTTAGAAACAATTTCGAAGGAAAATAGACATGGCATTTGATACAGGCGCGTTAGGGATTATGGACGCTTCCCGCGTAAGCGAAACTATTTCGAGCAGCGACATTCCGGACCCGGACGTCCTGCCTCGCGTATGCGGAGATTGGATCCTGGTTCGTCCAGTATCTACTAAAGTAGAGAAGGTAGGCAGCATTCTGCTCCCTACAGACACTCAAGACGACATTAAATACCTGAACAATGTTGGACGTATCCTGGCTTTCGGCCCGCGTGCGTACAAGACAAAGAACGACGAAATTATCCAGTGGGTCGATGGCGGCCTGAATATTGGAGATATCGTTCAGTGGGAACGCTTCGTAGGGAAACGCATTCGTTATCGCGGTGTCAACCTTGTCCTGCTGAAAGATGTGGCAATTCAGATGGTTCTGGAAAACCCAGAAGACCTGGATTCTACGGTAAGTATCGAAGCCTAATAGTAGCGCGTAGGGATTGCCTCTACGGATTAAAACTGAAAAGGAACTATGAAAAATGACTATGAACGCAAATGACGGTGGAGAAGATAACGGCGGCTGGATTGAGATCGATCTGGACGGCCTGGATGACTACTCCGAAGATAAAAAAGCGACGGCTAAAGCTCAAGCAGATGAAGACGAAGATGATCTGGTTATCGTAGAAGATGACGCAGACGACGAGGACGAAGACGAGAAGCCAACTCAGCGGAAATCTCGCGCTCAAGACCGCATCCAACAGCTCGTCGCTAAAGAAAAAGAAACCGCACGGGAACTAGCCGAGTGGAAGGCTAAGGCAGCCGCTCTCGAAGAGCAGAGCTTTAACAAGCAGAAAGAGTTCGCAGAGACGCATAAAGCATCTATCGCTAACCAGATTACTTCCGTTAAGGCTTCCCTGCGTCGCGCACGCGAGGACGACGATCTGGACGCGATAATGGACTTGGAAGAGAAGCTGGACAATCTGCGGCTGGACCAGCGCGTAGTTGCTGCGCAAGCTAGCAAAGTAGCTCCTCCCGCGGCTAAAGCTAAGGATGAGTCAGAAGGTAAACAGACCGAGGCGACTCTCCCGGAAGAGATGCGCTACTGGTTGGAAGACAACTCCTGGGCCATTAGGCCTAAGACAGATGAAGATCGGAAGAAAGTGCGCGCTATTCGCCGTCTATCTAAAGAGCTTCTCGAAGAAGGTTACAACGAGGCTGAATCAGATTTCTATTCGGAAATCGACTCTCGCCTAGAAAAGCTATTTGCCTCAGAGGGGGGTGATGGTGTAAAATATAAGAATAAAGATACTGATTCGTCTTCGACTGACGCTAAAGGTCGCACTAAATCACCAGTATCGACTTCATCGAGAACTCCCGCGTCTCGTCGGACCCGTGTGAACCTTTCCCCAGAAGAGCGATCAATTGCTGATAAGCTGAATATGGACCCTAAGCGGTATGCGCTTCGCAAACAAGCTAGGGAAGAAAGTAAGGGCGACTGGACAGTTATTGTTTAATAATGAATACGCGTACACATAACAATTATAGGAAGTTTAGAAAATCATGAAGAATAAGAACCAAGATAAATTCGGTAAAGACAAGTTCGACGGCCCAGAAGACAAATTCGATCTTATGGATCAGCGTAGAGAAGAAGAGTTCTATATGCCCCCGTCTCAGCTTGAGTTTACAGATACGTTGAAACAGCGTTTCGCAGAGGCAGGGTTGCTTCTTAAGTGGATTCGGTTTCGCATGGGTGACGGCGCTCTGGATACTAAAAGCATCCGTAAACGTCAATCTGCTGCAGAAGGGTATACGTTTGTAACCCCCGATGAAATCGAAGCGGAAGAATTGATCTCTCTCGGTGACGTAGAGCAATTCGGTGGTTCAGGCATCATCACGAACGGGGATCTGGTCCTCATGAAAGTTCGCGTTGAGAAGTCAGAAGCTCGGAAAGCCTATTACGAGGGTAGGACGCGCTCACAATCTGAAGCTATTTCAGAGCGCTTGAGACAGAATGCTATTAGTGGGGGCAACAAAACTGTGGCTCGTACTGGTAAAAATGCCCACTTTAGCGGGTAATAACGGACAGTTACATTTTACAATATACAACAACGGAGACTAGAAAACTATGGCGCATAATACAGTAAAAGCAGGGCTTACCCCTTACCGCACTAAAGGTGGCGAACCGTTCACGGGTGGTCGCGCACAGTTCTACATTGATAACGGCTATGCTACTGCTCTGGGCGAAGGCGATCCAGTGCTGGTTGACGGCGGATATGTCATTAAGGCCTCTAATACTACGGCTGGTGTAACTGGCGTTTTCGCTGGCTGCAAATATATCGATCCAGTAACTAAACAGCCTGTTGAGTCTGGTTACTACCCTGCAAGCACGACTTCAGGCGGTATTCTGGAAGGTCAAGCAGACGTTATCGCGTATGTATACCTGGCTGATGATCTGACGTTCCTCTGCAAATCGGATGCGGCTATGGCTGCTACGACTGCCGGTGCAACTCACCCAGTCGTTTATGGCACTCCTAGCTCTCTGACGAAGCGTTCTGCGGCGGTTATCGATGCCGATGCTCAAGCTGATCCGGCTGAGGGCGTTCTGGTACAAGTTCGTAGCTTCCCGAATATTGCTGGTACTGAACCTGGAGATAACCCGACCATTCTCGAAGTTACCTTGGTCACGCCTAAAATCGTATAATGAATAGAACTATATAACAGGAGACTAAGTAAATGACTATTTCACGCGCACAGATCACAAAGCAGCTCATCCCGGGCTTGCATGAAATCATTGGTCTTAATTATAAGTCCATTGATAATGAACACAAAGCTCTCTTTGACGAGTATAAGTCAGAACGAAGCTTCGAGGAAGAAGTACTGATGAGCGGTCTGGGTGAAGCCCCGATCAAATCGGAAGGTACTGGAGTTGCTTTCGACGATGCTCAAGAAGCTTGGACCCAACGGTACATCCACAACACAATCTCCCTGGCTTTCGCTGTTACAGAAGAAGCTATGGAAGATAACCTGTACGACACCTTCGCTCGTATCCGTGCGGAAGCACTGGGTCGTTCGATGGCCTCTACGAAACAGCAGATTGCTGCCGACATCTTCAACAACGGCTTTAACGGTACTATTGCCCCTATGGGCGACGGCGAGCCTCTGTTCGATACGGCTCACCCGCTGGTTGGTGGTGGTACTCTGAGCAACGCGGCTACTACGGACTTGTCCGAGACGGCCCTGGAAAATGCTCTGATTGCTATCGGCGCGTTCGTAGATGACCGTAATATCCTGGTCAATGCTATGCCTAAATCGCTGCACATTCCTAAAGAACTGCAGTTCACTGCCTTCAAGATCCTGAAATCGGATCTGTCTACCACCACAGTAACCAACTCCACTACAGGTGTTACAAACGTTAATGACGTTAATGCCCTGCGCGCTGGTGGGTACTTCCCTGGTGGGGTGCACCTGAACCACCGCTTTACTGATCCAGATGCCTGGATGATTAAAACGGACGTTCCGAACGGCTTTAAAATGTTCGTTCGTATGCCGCTCTCCGTGCAAGATGACGGCGACTTCACCACCGGCAACCTCCGCATTAAAGCCCGTGAACGTTATTCCTTCAACGTCACTGACTATCGCGCTGGTTACGGCTCGGCTGGTAACGGCTAATACCTTCACCAGAGGTTAGCCATGTAATGGGGCGTATCTCGTAAAAAGGGTGCGCCCCTTACTTTTCCACGTGTTATGTGGTATAATAAAATGTAATTTTTACGAGACGGGACAAATTCCATGACAAGCATTAGACGACATAAAGTTCTCTACGACAGCGCGGACGCGGGTACAGGAGAATGGATCCAATTAGATACGCGATATGAAGAAGGCGCTACTAGAGCTATTCGGGCTTCTGTAGTCGATGGAGATACTATTACGCTGCAGGGTATCGTAAAGGATGTTAAGGGTGGTGATCAGACGTTTCTGGACAATCTCGCTGCTAAAGAAATCTCGACTATTAAGATATATACTCAATCAGAGCAAGACATTCTAGAAGGTAACTGGACCTACATCCGTGCGGTTAAAGCCGGAACGGCAGGAGCAGCGCTTATGGAAGGGCTTATCTAAATAAAATGGGTGTTATCCGTCTAGTAATACGTCCAGTAATTAGATCGGTTATGCGTCCAGTAATGGGCGTTAGAAATCTTCTCGGATCTGGAATCAGTGACTTTAACAGTGATTTCAATAGCGACTTTGGTAATTAGGTAGTAAATAATGACACAAAGAACTGAAACAGCGCTAGATACTCTGATTACGGATACTATTACCACTAATGGTAATAATGAGATTTCGGGTAGTGATGTTAGGGGTATACTACTAGATATGGGGGATTCTCTATCCTTCCGTGCGGTTGAGATTAACACGCAAACAGATTCGTATACATTAGTACTTGGTGATGCTACAAAATACGTGCGTATGAATAAGGGTACAGCCTGCAACCTAACCGTTCCGCTGAATTCCTCTGTCGCGTTTCCGGTAGGGACACAGATCCTTATTCGTCAGGTAGGGGCGGGGCAAGTTACGGTAGTAGCAACTGGCGGGGTAACTATTACTACTTCCCAAACGCTTCTACTTCGTGCGCAGCATTCAAGTGCGTCTTTGGTAAAAGTAGATACCGATACCTGGGAACTTGCTGGCGATTTAGAGGCGGCATAATATGTTCTTAGCTAGTCACGGTATAAATGCATCTTATCAAACAAGTGGTGACGGCTCCCTAGCCGATGTCCTCGCTTCTGCGGTCTTTGATCTGGATGCAACCCAATCAGCATCTTACCCCGGAACCGGAACGACATGGGCGAACCTTGTCACGGCTCCGGCTGATGGATCGGCGCAAACTGCTTATGACTTCTTCACAGGGGATGGCTCGACCTCGACCACATACCCGACATTCACCGGATCGGCTGGAGATGCCGCCGCTTACTGGCTTTTCGATGGCGGTGATTATTTCAAACTCAAATCCGGCACAAATACCGCTTTCTTGAACGCCTTACACAAAACCACAGGCGGCTCTGATTGGGCTTTTGTTATGGCTTGGTATCCCCCACCGGAAGATGGCGCGAATGACGGGCTTTTTGATACAAGGCTCACCGGAACAGCGGAAGGGATTCTGATCGATCATAACAATTCTGAGAGAATTACCCATTCGCAGCGCGGTGATACAGCTCTTTCAAATGTTGCAGCAGTACAGATTGTAACAGCAGAAACCCCATATTTGGTTATCGTATCACACTCCCATTCTACTAACCAGACGCGGATTTGGGTAAATACGACAACCGCAGAAGAATTCTCACATACCTACAACACCACTGTAGACAATGCAACAAACCCTGCAATTATCGGGTCCAGAACAAACGGATCAGCCAACCGGATTGCAAACGGAGGGCGGGTGTATGAAGTAGCCATGTTTAACGAATATTTCGACAACACTAAAGCAGCAAAGATCTTTGCTGCGCTTGAAGCCCGGCATGCGCGGGATTACACACCTTAACAACTTTAATTATAAACCTAATATAAAAGGAACCTACTACTATGACACAAAGAACCAAAGCTGAATTAGCAACTCAAATCTCTACCTTGCTCGCGGATAACACTTCGGGTGATATCAGTGAAAGTGACGTGCGTTCAGTATTTACTGATACGAAAGATTCTCTTGTCGGAGGCCCTGCCTCCGCTACAGACAATACTCTTGTCCGATTTGATTCAACTACAGGCCAGTTGGTTCAAGCAACTTCTATCGTAGTAGCAGATACGACTATGGCCGTAAGCGGCGTGGGGATGCTGACGGTAAATGATGACGCTGGCATGCAGACTACTACGACTACTACAGATAAATTTACTCTCGGTGCATATGATGTCAACGGTGCGGCTTACGTAGCTTTCGCTACTTTGACCGCTGCTGATACCCCTCTTTGTGCGTTTACTCAGCCCGCAGGATCAACTCTTACGTGGGACGGCGGAGCTATCGGTTCTGTAACTCCTGCTTCAGGTGCGTTCACTACTTTGTCTGCTACCGGGGCTGTTACCGCGGGAACCTACGTAGTTCGTTCTGTAGGAAATGCTCTGACTGCAGCAGGAACTACTCGCGCAGATGCACTGCAACTCGCTAAAGAGATAAACAATGTCACTACTGCTGCGGCTGGTACGGGCGTTATTCTTCCTGTTGGGGTCGTTGGTATGCGAATCTCTCTGTTTAACGCCGGAGCTAACGCCATTAAAGTATATGCTTCCGCTTCGGAAACGGTTGATACTGTAGCAGGAGCCACTGGAGTTCCGCTGTCTGCTGCAGCAAGAGCAGACTTCTTTTTCACCGCAGCAGATACGTGGGTCTCAGCTCTGATGGGAGCAGTTTCAGCATAATATGAGCACAAGTGGGACTACTACTTTTTCTCTAGACGTTGAAGAGCTTATTTCAAGAGCTCTCGATAAAGTTGGTGGCGAGATCACCAGCGGTATTGACTTGCGCCGTGCCCGAACGGCCCTCAACCTCTTACTTATTGATGTAGCTAACCGCGGAATTCCCCTTGCCGAGATCAAGAATAAAACCTTGACCTTAGTAGAAGGAACTTCCGAGTATACCCTGCCGACAGATGTTAACGATGTCCTGTCTATGGTGCTTACTAGAGACGATAACGACACCCCAGTTACTAGACTTAGTATATCGGAGTTTCATAAGATCTCTAATAAATCGTCAGAGGGGATGCCTACTCAGTACATGTTAGACCGGCAGAGAACTGCCCCCGTCTTAACTTTGTATCTTACGCCAGATAATAGCACCGACGTAATTAACTACTGGTGCTCTACGAGGATAGAAGATGCTGGGGCATACTCAGATACCCCCGACATGTCTGTCAGATATTTCCCTGCTCTTGTGTTCGGTCTAGCTTATTTCATATCCTTCGATAGAGAGGGATTCGATCCTGCAAAACGCAGAGAGTTGCTAGATACGTATATCGGCCTATTAGATAATGCTACTCTAGAAGATAGAGAGCGCGTTTCGGTTAAAGTGACTCCGTACAATTATAGGAGTAGGTAAACATGGTTTTCGCAATTGGGAAGCACGCCCTATCCCTGTGTCAGAGATGCGGCTTTCAATTTAAATACCTCAGCATGAAGACTGAGCGCGGCACCATGCTCCGCGTATGCCAGGAGTGCGACGATGGGGCATATAATCGGGTTGATCATCCGCAGAATCATCCGCCGAAGAAGATCTCTGATGCGATAGGATTAGAGCGGCCAGTACCTACCCCGACAATGATCGTAGATGAATTTGAATTCGCAGAAGATGCCGGAGACGGGGAAATTATCGATTATGTATCGATATACCTTCCTTCTCCATAGATGCTTCGCAAGGTAAAAGGGAAATAATATATTATGACACAACAGACCCGCGTAGATTTTACTTCCGGCGTAACTTCTACCTTAACTGATGGCGGAAACAACACCGCTGCCGAAGTAAGAAGCTTAATGACAAATGGCATTGATTCCAGTTTTGTAATTCTTACCGATGATTCTGATGATATCACTGAGGGGGCTACAAACCTCTTCTTAACTACTGCAGAACGTACGATCCTCGGAAACACCTCTGGGACTAACACTGGGGATCAGACGAGTGTAACGGGTAACGCCGGCACGGTAACTGTAGTAGATGCGGCAGAGGATGCTACTACTTGGGTTCTGTTAGGAACTGCGCAAACGGGCAGCCTATCTCCGGCTACTGACGCCGGCATCACTTACAACGGGACTACAAACGCTCTCACAGCCTCTACTTTTATCGGGGCTTTGACAGGGAACGTCACTGGCAACGTAACAGGAGATGTGACTGGAAACGTATCCGGAACTTCTGGATCAACGACAGGAAATGCCGCTACGGCTACCGCCTTACAGACAGCTAGGGATATAAACGGCGTATCCTTTAACGGGACCGCTAATATCACAATTACAGCAGAGCCGTCCGATGGGGATAAAGGGGATATTACAGTGTCAGCTTCAGGGGCTACCTGGAACATTGACGCAGGGGCAGTTTCTACTACCGAGCTTGGAGGGGATATTACGACTGCAGGTAAAGCGCTTCTAGATGATGCTGATGCCTCTGCGCAAAGAACAACCCTGGGCTTAGGAACAGCGGCGACGACAGCGGCGACGGACTACGCCACGGCAGCGCAGGGGGCTT